TTATGAGTTTCATTGAAGGATTCCAGAGTCAAGAAGGCACGTTGCTTGATAAAATATTTGGCGGCGTGGCAGGTTTCATAAAAGGAATCATGAAGATTCTTACAATCCCGCTGGACTGGATAAAAGACTTAATATCAGGAATATTAGGATTCTTTGGTTTCGATGGTGCCGCTGAAATACTAGATTCGTTCTCTATTACCGATATATTTGGAAGTATGGTCGACGCAGTAAAAGATTTTGTGATAGGACTGAAAGATGGTATCGTTGATGCCATAGTTGGGTTCGCATCTAAACTCAATCCACTTAATTGGTTTGGCGGTGACGACGAAGAAGAGGAGGAAAGCACAAAGCGTGGTATGGAGATACCTTCTGCGACTGACGATACCAACTTCAGCGAAGAAGGGCAAAGGCGACTCGACGAATTTACTGGGAAGAGGGAAACTAGTAAAACTGCTAAAAAAGTAGGTGGAGTGGTTGTTGAGGAAGATGGTGTTGCGCGAACGGATTTTTCAGAAGAAGAACTCAAGTACATAAACGCAGCGAGAACTGCATCCATTGCAATGGGAGGACCAGATCTTTTCCCACAGGCAGAAGGAGCAGAACCATCTGCTCAAGCATCTGAACCAACCAAAGTGCCCGAGAAACGTGGTCGAGTTATAGGAGAAGCACCTCCCGTACCAACCAAAGTTAGTAAAGAAACTGGTAAACGTGGTCGAGTTATAGGAGAAGCATCTCCTGCGCCCACTAAAATTAATACAGCGACAGGTAAGCGTGGCGGTATTATAGGGACGCCACAAGCTGGCGTATTTATGGGCGCATCGGGTAGTGATTTAGACGATGGTGAATACGATAATATCCAACCTGTAATTGATACTGACATCCAACCTCAAATAGAAGATCTTAAAACTTCTCCATTCGATGGGTTACTAGATCCACTGATCGAAGGATTTAATGACATCAAAGAGTGGGTCGGCGGTTTGTTTGACTTTGGAAAAATTAAAAAGTTAATCAAAGGTTTGTTTGAAGGATTCGGCATACCTCGCATAGAGTTTGACATACCTCTGGTCGGCAAAGTTGGGTTTGGTCCATTCTATCCATTCGCTCCGGAAAGTTCAGCTGATGTGGCAGGAGGTGTGCGTTCCTCAAGCGATACTGAGTTTATTGTTGATTCTGGTTCTGAGTACGATTCTAACGGCGACTCACAACGGATGTCGGGTCACACGAGTACAATTGAACAAGATAAAGTAGTCACTTCGGCGAACAGTTCGGAGCGCGAGTACAGAACTAACGAGCTCGGCGAGAAAGAAATCGTAGAGAAGACTAGTTCGTTAATCGCCAGTTTTGACGACGACAGTGCTAAAGGCACCGTCAGTATTGACACTGGTAAAACTATAGACAACCTAGTCACTGACGAGTTTAAAGAATTAGAAGATACCTACGAAAAATTTGATGTTGGTCCTAAAGTATTTGAAAAAGTTCTTCAAATGGTTAATGCTGGTTCTTCACCAGAACAAGTTAAAGAGTTCTTGCAAGATCAAGAGAAGTTTGCAACTAAGGTCAAGAACTTCTTCTCTTCAATGAACTTCACGTTTGAACCAAAAGAACCAGAGGAAACTCCGGAAGCGATGAACGGAGATGCTTTCTCTCCTGATATAGCAGAGGCAGCGCAACAGTTTAGTTATCCTGTAACTGATCCAGAGACGGGCGAACTGTTAGGAACTGCTAGCACCCCAGAAGAGGCAGCACAAATCGCCATGGAAACTGGTGGTAAGATCGAAAACGCAGTCAGCATTACGCCAAAATCTCCAGAGTTAGTTGGCGGTAATCAAGAATCTGCGCAGAGATCTAACGTCCTCGATATGGAACAGAAAAAAGCAGAAATGAATAAAGAACAAGAATCTGCTACGGCAGCTGGCAACGCTGTATTTGCCCCTACGCAAAACTCAAACGTAAGCAACAGTACAACTATAAACTCTGGTCCAATGCCTTCTCCAATGGATAAGAGCGATCGAACTGCTCGCGGGGCATATAGAGGAAGGAAACTCTAACTTTTCTTTTTCTTGAACGGAGCGAGCGGTTTTAGTTTCTTCAGTTTTCCTGGAGTCTTGTTGAGGATTTTCATTTTCGTCAACTCATCTTCAGTCCATATCGCGAATTTGTAACCATTATCTTTCGCCACCTGCTCTGCTGCTTCCCACTTGTTGCGGTTTTTAATATATGCGAATGCTTCGTTGAGTGAGCGTTTGCTACGAGGGTTCTTAGACTTGGGCGGTTGAGTTTGCTTTTTAGGTTTGACCTCTACTAGCAATACGTTTCCGCTTTTGAACTTAATCCAGAAGTCAACGTGATATTTGTGCCACCTTTTGTCGACGTCGTAGTAGTATGGTATGATAAAATCTTCGCTGTTCCATTTGGCAACTTCGGAGTTATTGTCCAACCAAATCATAACTGATTTTTCCCAGTTAGACCTGTACACGACCTCCTCAAGATTCCCTTTGTACTTGCTGGGGTGTTTTACTGTGTACTTCCCCTTGTAAGTCCTCGGCATTGTATATAAATAACTGAAATAATAACAACCTTATTTATCAACGAGAGTGTTTTCATGGCTAAATTTCCAGTAAAGGACGAGGGATATCCTTCTGAAATACGGTTCACCCTAGTTGACGAAACTGATGCGCCATTGTCCACAGTAGTCAACCTATATTTCCCTGCTGGTGCTTTATATGCTGACCGCGTTCAATATGAGAACGTAGAGACGGGCGTAGCAGGCATGACGGTAGGTGGTTTTGAAGGTAGTTTTACTGATGCTCTGTCAGACCCTAAACTTGCTGAAATGATAGGTACTGAAACCATAAAAAAGTTTATGCCGAAAGTAGGTCAATCAGTACAGGATAGAACTAAAGTTGCGCCAAACCCAAACACTCGTGCCTTGTTTAAACAGGTTAGTCTGCGTTCATTTCAGTTTAACTTTAAATTGATCCCCACTAATGCTGCTGAATCCCAAGCGATAAAAGACATAATCAAAATTTTTAGATTAGAAATGTATCCAGAAAGTCTTGGGGGAGGGGAAGTAAAAGGAACATCCCTTGGTTATAAGTTCCCGAATCGTTTCCAAATAGAAATGTATTACAACAATAAACTATCGCCTCTCGCGCCCAAGGTCGCTCCTTGCTATATCGAAGCATTTAGTGCAGCATATAATCCAACTGGACAAAGTTTGGTGCAAGAAAATGGGGGAGACGTAGCATTCTTAGAAACCGATATAAACATAACGCTGACCGAATCTAGAACGCTAGATCGTAAGTCAATCGAGGAAGGATTCTAATGAGCAGTTATTTCAAAAAGTTTCCGGAAGTACTGTATAAGTTCGGCAATAACGAAACATCCACAAGGTTTCAAAACATAAGTGTTTATATTGACATCCTAGATCAAATAAAAGAATATGTCTCGTTTTATCAGAACTATCAAATTCAAAACAGCGAAAGACCTGACCAAGTTTCTTTCAAACTTTATGGTACGTCAGACCATTACTGGACGTTCTGGTTGATGAATGATCACCTGAGAGAACAACATTGGCCAATCGCTAACTCTCAACTATATCGGAGAGCGCAAGAATACTATCCGCATTTATCAGTGCGTACGACTGGTACTGTGAGTTTGATACAACTAGGCGAAGATTCAGAACCAAACAAACCGTTGTCTCGATCTGCTAGTTTCAAAGTTGGAGCATATGTATGGTTTGAACAAGACAAAAGAGCAGGTCAAATAGTACGAATAGATCAAGACTTGGCGTTACTTCATATCGACTTTAAAGGCACTCCGTTTCCAACGATTACTGATGGTGTGTTGCCAGGAATTAATACAGGCAGTCTTGTCACTATTGACGAAGCTTCTGCGAAATATATCATAGCAGGAAATTATAATTTCACGCCAACAACTCAGTATGAAAGAACGACTAATGTTCAAACTTATCGCCAGTACGATGCCCCGCATCATTACGAGGATGCTAATGGAAACTGGGTGCAACCAAGTTATTCAGAAGATGCACCTTATCCTTTTATATGGTCTAGTGTAGATACCAGAAAATCTGTATCATATTTCGAAAGATTGAGGGAAACCAACGACGAGTTGCGTTCGATAAAAGTTATTAAACCTGATGTTATAAGTCAAGTTCTGACTGAATGGAATGCCTTGTTGACTGCGAGATCATAACATGGTACAGAATGTACAACAAGAATACGTCATTACGAAAGCAATAATCAGCGCAGATCGTCTGAGCGATGACTATGACGTTAAACAAATGATCGCCGAAATAAATTTTTTCGAAGATTTAGAAAAACCTTATGTTACTGGGCAAATATTAGTATTTGACGACCTTGGTGTATTCGACGAAATAAAGTTGAAAGGCACTGAGCAAATAGACTTGAGTATTCAGATTCCGGAAATACCTCAAGCAAAGGTAGACATAAAATTTAATATCGTCTCTATCGTTCAAGTTCAAAAATTGAGTGAACGCAGTGAGATGTATCACTTGAATTTAATTGCTCCGCATGCATACAAAGATCAGTTTATAAAAATTTCTCGTTCTTACACTGGTAAATTAGAAGACATATCTGAGTCCATACTAAAAAACCACTTAGAAGTGCGAACTGATAGAAACTACATGGACGGGCAAAAAAGTAAGCAGTCCCCTGTAAGAATTATTACGCCATACATTAGTCCTTTAGAATCAGTTGAATGGTTAATGGATAGAGCAACAACTAAAATTGGTGCACCCTTTTATGCATATCAAACGATTTATGACCAACAATTAAATGGCGGTGAAGACGTTATTCGTTTTGGTAATCTAGAGGATATGTACAAAAAAGAAGTATGGAACGAAGATCTTCCGCTACTATATTCTCAGGCAAGAGGACAATCTGCTGGCGGAGCAGACATCTCAAAGCAGGCATTTATCGTAAAGAAAATATCGTTTGAAAACATACAAGACACGTTAAAACTGGCAGCAGAAAGTTCTGCTGGTGCTATGATGAGTTCTTATGACGTGTTCAGTAGTCAAAGATATTCTAGGCATTTTGGTGTGACCGACCTCATAGAGAAGATGGACAATGAAGGTGGTATGATGAAGGGAGGCAAACAAAATGTGTTTGATGACGAACAGAAACTTACTATCGACAACGAGACTAAAACGCTCGATGAGTTTGATGCCCGTTATATAAACCTCGTAACTTCTTTTGGCACCTACGGATACAGGAATAGTTATCACGATGTGTTCGATCAGTCAGAAGCACTCAACAAATTAAGGCATTATGCTGTAAAAAGTCTGTTCAATAAAAATATGATTGATTTGATATTGCCAGGAATTTCATTTTGGTCTCAACTAGAGAACGGTGCTTCTGGTGTTACTGTCGGCGACTTGGTAAAAATCAATTTTAAAAACACCAATGTTGAAACAGCAGGTGACGAAGAGTTTAATAAAGATTTGTCAGGTACATATCTAATACATAAGTGTAGAAATGTATTTAAGTCAACCACCCATGAAGTTGCTGTATCTGTAACTAAAGTTGCCGACCTTGATGGAGGTTCTGCGTAATGAAGACTTGGGAGAATGAATATTACGGAGATAATGTACGTTGGTTTGTTGCTAACGTAATTGATAATACTCCTCCCTACGGATTAGAGGGACGAGTAAAGATTCGCATACACGGCATCCACACTGACATTGCTGATGAGTCTGGAATCCCTCAGCGCGATCTTCCTTGGGCGCAAGTTATGAATCCTGGTGATACATATGGCGTGTCTGGATTAGGAACTAGCACCATGATACTTCCTGGTGCACTAGTTTTCGGATTTTTCTTAGACGGTGCTACTTCTCAGTTGCCACTGGTTTTGGGTTCGCTTCCTCGTATCGAGTTTCCGACTACGGTACAAGCATCTAATCGTGAAGATATGGCAACCAATCCATTCACGTATTCGTTTCAACAATCTAATGCGGACGCTATTGACCCAGAGGTGCAAAATTCTGGTCCAGCGTCAGCAGGAGATGTTGCTAGATACTTTATAGATAATGGGTTTAACGCAAAACAAGCATCTTCTATTACAGGTGTTTTGCAAGAGGTCAGCGGATTAGATCCTACGCAAACTGGGAACGGTATAGGTATCGCTGGATGGCAACCTAACAGTCCTCGGTATCATAGATTTTATGCTTATATCAGTCGATTAGCGCCAACTAGAGACGATAAAGATTTTGAGGGGCAGTTACTATATGTTCTTCACGAACTAAAAACTGCTCGTTCAATGGCCATGTCTAAAGTCTTGCGCGCACGCGAGATAGAAGGCAACTTGTATGGAGAGAAAGTTGACGGTATTGAAGAAAAAGGTAACGGACAGGTCGCGCAACTAGTTAAATATTATGTTGACCCTAGGACTGCTTGTAGCGTTGGTGGTGCTATAGGCAAGGCGAAAGGAATTTACGGAGGACTTGGAGCGAGATAATGCCAACTATAAACCTCAGCGAAATTAATCAGTATATCAAAAACTTTTTGGATCGTATTGGGTTACGAGAACTTGAAGCAATCCATGCTGAGAGAATTAAACAGTGGTTGATTGAAAACCTATCAAACATTGGGCGATACTCAGTAAGGGATTTTGAGCGATTTGGTTCTCTAAACTCTTTAGGAAAAGCATATAACGACGGTCGACCAGTACATAAAGACCGAGCAGACGGTTGGGTCGCACTTACTGAAGAAGTTCCGGATATTGATCACCTCACCTATGGTACAGGCATGCTGTATATTCACGGTGAGATGGAAATGCCGTTATGGTGGCAGCAACAAGGCGGTCAACCAGGAGACCACATGTACGAGGATGAGTTTAATCACATAAACTATTCTGGTACACAAAAGTTTATATACCAAAGAGTATTGGGTGAAACGTACACTTTTTGGTATGAACCTGAAACTGGAGTTGATGATGTCAGAGCACCAGGAAGATTGCCGCCACAAGATACGCCATATGGACCAGCGCCAAACTGGGGGGAAGCATTGGTTGATGCTTGGAAATATGGATATATGTGGAGAGAAGAACCAGTTGTTCCTCCGATGATTGTAAATGGAACATATAAACCAAAAGAGGGTATCACTGCGGTCTATAGTGATATTGTTGCTTGGTACTATGATACAGTCACACAATCTATCGGTGGTATGCAAGTTCGCGAGTTACAATCCGAAGATGCTAGAGTTGATGGATTCCCAGGAATACCTAACGACGCGGAAATCTATCACCTAGATAATGAGCGAAACCATTATCCTTGGCGTATTGTAAACAGCGCAACGCCAAAGAGTATTAAATTTATGTTAGACGAAGTTCTGGTTGAGGGGACCAACGGTATGTACGACGATACCTTGCCTGCTATGGCAACTGAGATTGGTAATTACCCGCCAATCAAAGGTTTGACATATGTTAAAGACGGTAAAGAAGGTATCTTGAACTTCATATCTCCTGTTGATGAGGTTCCTGAATAATGGCAATCGCTAACGTATCTTCTTTGAATACACTTATTGCACAAGGTTTGACGAGATCGAACGGAACCGATGCTGCATTACAAGCAATGACTGGTGGTAATCTACCACAAGAAGCAGTTACTCAAATAAACAATTTGATAAACAATTTCATCGGAAATAATCCTGGTGTTTCTTTAACGAACAGATCAAATATCCCTACCGATCTTTATGATCAAGTTGCGGATGTTATGGTCGGGTCTACACCAGGAATGAGCAAGCAAGTATTGTCGACTGTATTACAAAGCAACAACATTTTAGGAAAACTTGGCGGTGCGCCTCAAGTCAATGTCGAAAATCAACTTGCAGGAATAAAAGCATTATACGATAAAAAATTAAACTCTGTTCTGAACAAAGTAGACGATTCTATATTTTCAGCAGGTTTACCAGGATTCGTGCAAAACGCTGCACTAAACCAAATAAACGATACGAAAAATATTATTAATGATGCTCTTGGGTCTAATGCTATAGTAGATGCGTTAGGAAACCCTGCTAGTATAAGCGATGCTGCTGCGGTTACTATTAATCAAATAACAAGCAATCAAAGTCTGGTTTCTGCTAATAATATTTTAGGACCGCAATCTACTGTAGCAGCGGAGAGTATAGTCGATGCTGTTTCTGATGCTGCAGGAATTATTGACACTTCAGAGGTATCAGATACCACCACAAATGACCTAGTTGCTGCCACGATACAAGGTGAGAATGGAGGAGATCTCGCTCCGCTTAAAAGTATCGCTGAGCAAACAAAAGGCACAATTCAAAGTTTAACTGAGGAAGAAGATTTTGAGTTGATAGGGTATCGAGGACCGGAATCGTATAAGATCGGTGAAGAAAATATACAACCAGGAGGTCAGTTTATTTCTTCGGTTGAAGAATTAGAAGCAGAGATGGCAAGTATGACAAGAGATATCTCTGAAATTATTGTCCACTGGTCAGAAACTTTTACAAATGCGAACCTTTCTGCGTCAGAACTAACTACTCTAACAGGTGCTGGTGATAACGCATATCACCTAATAATTCAACGCAATGGCGCAGTAGAACGTGGCGTCCCCTTGAATAGTGCTGGCAGTCACTGTCCAACCAATGGACATAATGCATATTCTATTGGCGTGTGTCTAGTGGGCGGCGTCAACGTTCCCACAGATACTAGAGCGATAGAAATGGAAATCTCCCCGAGGAGTATTACGCAATCACAGTATAATAGTTTATATCAAATATTCCGAACGTTCTTTGATCAATATCCTGGTGGTCAAGCATTAGGGCATATGGACATAGATGTATCTCAAGACGACCCAGGATTTGATGTACGAGACTATGTGTACAATAATTTCAACAAGCAATCATTATACCTAGACCCACCGAACGACCCTGCATTGTCTCCTCAGGATATCCTGAAGGCACTTGAAGGGTCGGGACCAGATGTATTAACTAAGGATCCTGATATGCTGGAGAAAAATTTCTAATGACAACTGGATCTAATAAAGTCACAGATCGTATAAGCAATCCTGAAGAACAAGGTAAAGAACTCACTACTGGCGTTCCTTTAGACGGATCAGCGGATCCTACTGGCGAATACCCATTACGATATAATTGGTTTGCGAGTAATGTTAGTGCTCCTGGACGTGGCGTAAGAATCAATGATCTTTGGATGCGCGGGAGCACCATGGGTGTTAGTTTTGATGTCCCAGTTGGCACCACTTCCATTTTCCCTTTTAATCAGGCAAATGAAACACCTTCCGGACATTCTTTTGAGATCGATGATACTCCTGGGAATCAGAGAATCCTTATCAAGCATCATACTGGCGCAGGTGTAGAACTCAAACAAGACGGATCCGTCCTAGTTGCTTCTCGGACCCATCAAATTCAGGTTGTCGGTGCTGATCACGAAGTTATAGTACAGGGCGAAGGTAATCTAACATATGACGGTGACCTCAATCTAACGGTCAACGGAAACTATAATCTGACGGTCGGTGGTTCTTACAACGTTGATGTTGGTGCTAATCACAATCACTCGGTGCATGGTACATATATCACCGAAACTGGTGACGCGCATCAGACTATCGTTCGCGGAAACAAAGACACCAAGGTTTGGGGTGATGTTGTAGACTTCACTGCTCATGAACACAAGATAATTACCAAAAAAGATTTTCGTATTTTGTCAAACAGGGATATTATTCCCAACGCTCGCCGTGGCATTAGAATGTCAGCAGAGGAACACATTACAACTTCTGCTGGTAAAAACACAGTGATATCTTCCAAAGATCTACGTCTCATCGGAGAGAAAGGTAAAATTGGCGGCGAGCAGTTTCATTTCTTTGGTTCATTGTTTACGGGTGGCGGCGACGACACACAAGGCAAAAACACAGTATTCCATGGAAACTTGGTCGGTCGTGCCCTAGAAGCGTGGACTGCCAAATACGCAAAATATTCTGAAGAGGCGCATAGTGCTCATATATCAAACTTTGCCACCAAAGCAGATCAAGCAGATGATGCTTATCGCGCAGTCCATGCAGAACATGCGAAAAACGCAAAACTAGCAAAAGTTGCTGGTGGTACAGGTGCTGGTGGTGCTTATAGTCCCCCTCCTGGCACACAAGATTATCCTGAGTGGACAGGCGAAACTCGATGGGACGGCACTAGTGATATGGGAACTGGTATCAAACCAAACTATCAGTATGAGTGGGGGTGGAACGCAAAGGCAAATCATGTAGTGTTACAGTCCATGCGATTTGACGGTTCTATAGAAAACGACGATCCGGATTTTTGGTCAACATTTGGCGGATTAGCATTGAACATGGGTTTAGCGATGACCTCGCCGGAGTCTGAAATCACACATGAACCACTGTATGATTATTATGGTAACCCGAAAAATTGGTGGGAAGTTTGGAACAAGACTTCCCCATTTGCTGTACGCAAAGTTGTTATTGACGAGGATGGTGCATTAGAAGATAAAATCGCTAAACATGACACATACAGTTACTATTTTAACTGGACGCCGAGTACAGCAGAGATTCGATCAAAGTTGCGTACGATGGATGGCGCTGCTGATGCAACCACTGCACCTGAGATGCAAACTAATGGTCCGCTGTGTATCGGTTCTTTGCTTGATGAAAATAGAATATCTGAAAAATATAAAGATCCTGCACCATCAGCACCGTATGAAATGAAAAGAACTGGCAGTAGCGAACCGACTCCTAGATTTGGATACACTTTGCTAGGCAATCCTTTGGAACGTGCTTCTAAGACTTTTACGCCCAAAAACAAACAGGCGACAACTAGGACTATCGTAGCAGATCCAGTTTATAATCCTGATAAGATGGATGCTCCGATTACAAGTAGAACCCGATTGTCAAAATCTAGTACAATGTCGAAGTTCTTTGGCGCACCAGGATCTAAAACTTCACTTGAGTTTGTGCCCATAGTAAAGGATAGACAGGATCTTGCCCGTCAGTTTTACCTACACGCATGGTTGATGGAAGGTATTTCTTCGGCAAAAGAATTTAAGAACTTCCGATTACAGGTCACGGAAGGATATTATAATCCTGCCAATGGTATTCGCGAAGCAGTTGACGGTAAGAAAGAAGCAGATGCTAAAGCAAGATACTGGCGTGAACCATACCGTAAAGAAGATGGTGGTGGTACTCAGAAGTCTATTGTAAAAGGTGGTTATCCTATTAACCAATTGAAGTACGAAGGTCGTGCTTGCGTATACACGTTATACAACTCTCGCGGCAAAATTGACTACAGCGCAGGTTTTGAGTTGGCGTTGTATATTAGGGATACGTTCTTTTATGATCAGTTGAGTTTGGACTATGATATGACTCGCCCTGACAAAGTTATGACACAACAATTGATAGTAGTCATGCCTAAAATTGAAAAAGACTTTAAAGCAACCTTTGAAATGAAGGTTAGCACTTATTTCAACAGGCAAACTCTTTCTGGGTCAGATCTTATAGAAATTACCGACTAAATAGAACTATCAGACTGTTGGACTATAATAACAAATGGCACTAAAACGAGTCACACCAGGATTAAAAGACAATACTCTTGTCACTGGTAAAAAAATACAATATTCCGACATAGACTTATCTTTTACTGCTAAGTCTGGCACTCCGACCAGTTATAACAATGGCACGCCAGAGGGTTTCATAGGAGACGTGTTTAAGAAAAGTGATGCGGCAGCAGTAGTACAGTCTGTACAAAATATATTGTTAACCAATAGACTCGAAAAACCATTTAGACCAAAATATGGCGCCAACCTCCGTGCTATGCTTTTTGAGACAGTGGAGACTTATTCGGAAACTCTTATTTCTCAAATGGTAGTCAATGCGCTGGGAAGAGACGAACCAAGGGTTACTGTCACAGACGTCAAGTTTTATGATGGTGATACTTTAGTCGAAAAGGGCGCAGGTAGTATTTTTAGTAGAAACAGTCTAAGAAATACTATCGCAGTTATTGTGGAGTTTACTATAGAAAATGAGCAAGGGGAATTTACAGCAAGAGTTAACATGAATAGGTTACGATAATGGCATCAACTACTATTACTTCAGCGCAACTAGACTTTAATACAATCAAAGAGTCGTTGAAGACTTCTCTGAGAAATAGCGGAGAGTTCAACGATTATGATTTTGAAGGTTCCGGTTTATCCAATATTTTGGATGTGTTGGCATACAACACACATCTTAATGGATTGATTGCAAACTTTTCATTAAACGAGTCTTTCCTTGTAACTGCGCAATTGCGTCCATCAGTAGTTTCTCTTGCTGAATCTTTAGGTTATGTGCCCGATTCTAAAAAGTCGCCGGAGTGTACAATCACTCTTAATGTTAACACTGCTGGGTATCCACTTATAATTCAAAACTCCCAAACTTTGTTGCCAGGAGAATTAGTCCTCCGTGGGACTAAAGATGGTGTGGACTATACTTTTACAAACAGAGAGTCGTTAACTGCGACTTCAGTTGCGGGAGAGGTGTACAGATTCGCCCCAATAGCAGATCCATCTCTGCCTATTAAAGTTTTTGAAGGTATTGAAGTCAATCAACAATTTATAGTTGGAGAGGTAACAGATACTGTTTATGTGATACCAGATGAGAATATGGACATCACAACTGCGATCATAAAAGTTTATCCTAATCAGCAGAGTGCAAATACCAGAGGCGACTTTACTCAGTATGTAAACTTGCTTGATGCCACTACGATTAACGAACAATCTAGATTGTATGTTTTAAGGGAATCACCCAATGGACTGTATGAACTGACTTTCGGTAACGGCAACTCTTTGGGTGCCGCACCGACTTCTGGACAAGTTATCGAAGTCAATTACTTAAGAACGAATGGAATTATTGCTAACGAAATTTCTGCCCTTAGAATTGCATCCAGTTTTACTTTTGCCACTACGACTTCTTCTACTGTAGAGGTAGATGAGGGTGATGTTGGAGTCACAACATTGTCAAGATCTTCTGGTGGTGCAGACAAAGAATCAATAGAATCTATGCGAATAAATGCGCCATATCAATATGCTGCACAAAATAGAATGGTAACGTCAACCGACTACTCCGCATTGATACTTAAAAAATATTCTTCTTTTATTGACGACATTAAGTCTTGGGGTGGCGAAGATGATCCCAAACCAGATTATGGTTCAGTGTTTACGTCCATTGTATTTAAAGACAATCTTTCAAACTCAACTATTTCCGACGTCCGGCAAGGTATCCTAGATCTTGCTGACGAGTTTTCAATCGCTTCTTTTGACTTGAAGTTTACTGATCCAGAAACGACTTTTATATCATGCCAAACATTTTTTAGATTCAATCCGTCATTAACTGGATTCAGCGAGTCAACAGTAAACTCATTGGTGACTGATGCCATTGATCAATATTTCTTGGAGAACACTGGTAAGTTTGACCAAGTATTCCGTAAGTCGAATATGCTGACTGCTATTGATGCCGCTGATGCTTCAGTGCTTTCTTCTAGATCAGATATAAAATTAAACAGAAGAATCTTGCCTATATTTAACTTAGAACAAAAATTTGACTTGACTTTCCCTGTCGCTCTTAGAGACCCGCTTGTTACCAATGATCACACTATCACCTCTAGTTTGTTTATCTTCAGAAATCAAACTTGTATCATAAGGAACAAAGTGAACGATCGGATAAGAGTTTCGCCAGAGGGAAGAGTGCCTGTGGTTTTTGACAGGAAACCTTCTAACGTATTGGAACTTGTTACGATTGGCGGCAAAGTCATGGTCAGCAATGTTGGTTACTATGATGCTGCTCGAGGAGAAGTACATATAGAAAATCTATCAGTACAGACTATTCCTGGCGGTAGAAACTTCATAAAGATATTTGCCGTGCCAGCAAACGAATCTGCTGTAACTGCTCAACTTAATAATATTATTCGATTCGACAAAGAAGAATCTTTCTCGAAAGCAATTAAGGTAGACACTATCTAATGTTAGATAAGACTCTAACAGATGTATATCGTCGCAATCTAGACCTAGACAAATATCATGTTTATGATGTTCTTCCTGGGCACTTTGACGACAAGTACCCAAAACTTGTAAAATTCTTACAAGAGTACTACAAGACACTAGAAGAAGAAGGCAATGTCGCAGAAACGCTAAACGACCTTCTCCTTAATAGGGATATTGCAGGCGCAAAAGTTGAACTGTTGGACTTTATTGCAAACGAATTATTGCTGGGCAAACCTTATTACGAATCTTTCAACGACAAAAGAACTTCGCTTCAATATTCTAATCTGCTGTACCGATCCAAAGGTACTGAATTTTCTATCAAACAGTTTTTCCGTGTATTTTATGGATTAGATATTGAAGTCCGATACGGCAAAGACGAAGTCTTTTTTGTCGGTGACCCTAACGAAGAAGAAATGATATTCGCAGGTAATGGCGAAGCAACAGGCAGAAACTTCCCATACACCTTCAAAGGTTCCGATATTGTAGTTTCGGTCACAGACAGCAATGGAGATTATATCCAGTTGCGTCAAGATTTAGACTATACTGTTGATTTTGCTAAACAGGCAATCGTTTTACAAACGCTGGATAGCGCTGGACTTTTACTAGAACCTGCTTCTTCTAATAAGTTTGACAGCGACGGGTCTGGTAATCCAATTATAGACAGCGATAGCAAAATTTCTTATCTGGCGAATAAAGCATTACTGGCACCAGGACAAAATTTGAAGGTAGAAGCAACGAGAAGAAGTTATTCTACTATCGGAACAGAACTTACTTTAAAGAGGATCACTGATAATACCTTCTATCAGTTGTATGGAATATTAATTTCTACTCCAATTGGTGTACCAGTATGGAGAGATGCTTACAAAACATTTGTACACCCTGCTGGTATGTATCTTGCTGGTCAGGTGCAAATTAATTCTATTTTTGATTTTAACTTGGGTCCGCAACCATCGATTATCGAACCACCACCACCTATAGATGTGTTCTCTACTGCTCAAATTATGCAGAAGTTTGTTGGCGGTAAGTTTGTTGCCGATAAGTTTGATTCTGGATTCACGCCAACTGATTTCTTGAACGATCGCAACGGAACAGGATTGTTCTCTACTTCAATCACTGAGATCGGACCAGGACCATACGGCGAACGTATCAGAACTCGAGTTAATGATATGAACCATCCAAGGAACATAGAGAATTGGCATACTCAGTATGGTTCAGTTTACCAAGCAGACAATATTGAAGCAAGGACATTGGACGATACTTATGCAGATCTCTCCAACATTATCAACCCTCTTGACGAAGATAGGTGGTATGGATATGATAGTAACGGTTCAGGAATGCAAACTACCATCTACTCTACATATGATAGCAACGTCTATCATGGCGTTGGTGGTTACGATGCTTGGGCAGCAACGCAAGGGTCCCATAGAGAACCTTTGCTGGAATCTAATACACCAAATCTGATTCAATATACCGAGTATCCTAACTTAAATCCTGGTGATAACAACTAAAAACCAGTATAAATAACAGTATAAATTTACGGAACTGAAAAATGGCACACGTCACGAATCGACAAAAACTACTCAATGGCGCCACTGCTAATGACGGAACTGGCGATACGCTGAGAGCAGCTGCTGATAAAATTAATACAAACTTCAGCACTATCTTTGAATCTTTGTATGGCGATTCAGTAGCAGCGCACGACGATTTCCATATTGGCACAAATGGTACTATTTTCTTCGGAGATTCTTCTAGCGGATATCCGACCAAATTTGTCGGTGACGTCTCCAGCGGTTCTATGAAAACAATCACGTTGCCTAATCACACAGGAAACGTAGTAGTTGACACTGCAACTCAAACAGTTACAAATAAGACCTTTACTTCGCCTAAAATAAATCAGGTCTTAGATTCTAACGGCGACGAAGTGTTGTTGTTGAGCGGTGAAAACTCAGCAAACTTTATTAACATTAAGAGCGGCGATTCGGCGAGTGGACCAGCGATCGCAGTTGCTGGTGACTCTGCTGATGTGGATTTGGTGCTACAACCATTGAACAGTGGCGTGGTGCGCTCTACTTGTAATATTGTTAGTGGAAACGAACAATTGACTGCAAACGGTGCCGCAGATCCAAGCGTACCAATTACTTTGATCACCGCAGTATCAGACATATCTTTGACGCTGGCAGACGGAACTAATACAGGTCAAACTAAAAAGTTCGTAAGCACCACTTCTGCTGGTGCCTTGGTGACTCCTGCTAACTTTGGTTCGGGGTCTTCTTTCTTTGTAGACGGTGCTCGTGGCGTAGAAGTAATGTGGGTCGGCAACAACTGGATTGCCATGGGTTTTGATTCGGCATCTCAAACTAGGATTAATCAATAAGAGTAAAAAATAATGGCGGCTACAGTATCAGACAAATTCAAAAGAGAAATATTGGATAATATCTATCAGTCTTATCTTAATATCGGTAAGACGCAGGGTACTGACTCTGATAGATTTTATTTGGGTATTGGTCGCGCAGAAGAGTGGGACTCAGTTAGTGCTGGTCAAAGCGAAAGACTGCCTCCGGTTCCCAACCCTTCTGAAAACGAAGTGATCAAATACCAAGAATCGCTTCAGTCTCTAAAACTTATTACTGATATCTCATACGTTGTACCGAGATACAACTGGACTTTCGGTAACTTTTACAGTGCTTGGGATAACGAATACAGTTCTAACACTACGATCGGCGCAACTGGAGATATTCAATATCCGTATTATGTGATCACTGACGATAACTCAGTTTTCGTTTGCTTGGCAGCAGGTTATGACGATCAAGGCAACCAAAAACCTTCGTTGTATAAACCAACTAAACGACAAATTTTACCGTTTTCAAACGAAGAAGATGGATACGTTTGGAAATTCCTGTTCACCATTGGTGCAGCAGAAGCACGTAAGTTTTTGACTTCTGCCTACATGCCAGTAGAAAAGTTCCTCGCCGACTCAGAGCAAGATCCTCGATATATCAACGCAACGACTGCTCGCCAAAACCAATGGCAGATACAAGATAGTGCAGTAAGAGGGCAAATCGTTGGTATTGCAATAGACTCTGGCGGTACTGGGTACACAACACCTCCTACCGTAAGCATCATTGGTACACCGCATCGCCTTCCTAATGCAAATTTCAAACTTGGTACTAAAATGGTTAAGAGTCGTGATTCTGCTGAGGCAGTTGCACGTGTTGCTAACGGATCAGTGTTCCAAGTAGTTATGAAAAGAAATATTGGTGACTCAGACGTTTATCGTTTTGGTCAAAACTATGCTAATGCTAGTATTCACTTTGATGGCGGTGGCGGCACTGGAGCAAAAGGACGAGCAATTATCGTTGGCGGTGATTCTGGCATGGGCAGCAACCCAGTTATTAACCTGAATTCATCTGCCCTTATGTTCCATACAACTTTGACTGGCACTGAGAACAACGATTTTAATGTTCGTAATGACTTCCGTCAGGTAGGTCTTATTAAGAATCCACAAAAAGATTCAGCGCAGTTCGGTAGTTTTGTTCCTGCGCTCGGAAGAGATTCTGCTACGACTGCTGTAACAGCGCAAGTCTATAAGAAATTGTATGTTACTGGTGCTGCTGGTTTCGCCGGAGATTTGACTGGCGACCAATTAATTGTGCAGGGTGGTACTGGACTGCCAGTAGAACCTGCTTGTATCCTAGATTACTTTGATGCGACTAATGAAATCGCATATGTGCACCAAACTAGAGAAACTGGTTTCCAAATGTTTGAAAGTGATGCAACTCACTCATTGACTTTCTATGAGAACAGGAACAAGACAGGTAATTTAGGAACCTGTAACATTGTACCTAATTCTAATGGACCAAACTTAAGACCAGCAGAAGCAGACAGATTCTCTGGAACCGTAATCTACATAGATAACAGAGTAGCGATTGTCCGCGACGACGAACAAACTGAAGACGTCAAAATCGTTATTGACCTGTAAGGAAAACAAAAATGCCTCAGCAGTTTACTGAAAATACTTTCAAAGGTGTATACAAGGACGACTTCCTTGATAGTGCCGGATATCAACGTATCCTGTTCAATAGCGGTCGCCCTTTGCAGGCACGCGAACTTACACAGTTACAAACTATTCTACAAACGCAGATTACTCGGTTCGCCCGAAATATTTTCTTAGATGGTGCTGCTGTAAGTCCTAAGTCTTCAGGTGCTGGTACTGAAATCCGCGACTATGTTGTAGTTGCCAGAACAACGGATGTTACTAATCCTGTATTGCCCCAAGAAGCAAAACAATATCTCGGCGCAGTTTTTACGGGTGCTGCTAAGACCGGAACGTCGGGTCTAAAATTTGTAGTCAGTCACGTAGAAGTCACTGATGCTAATGATGGTACAGGATCTTTCCCAGTATTGTATGGAAGATACATCGACGCTGGACAGAACAAAACTAACTCTACAGAAACTCAAACTACACCATTGACCTTTGGTTTGGGCGAGACCCTTACAAGTCCAGGATTGGACGACCTTCAAGTTGTGGAAGGTCGTTCGGACGTTCCTTCGCCTACTGGCAAAGGTGTCATGTTTACTATGCAGGGCGCAGACTTCTTTACTCAAGGATTCTTTGTATACGCACCTGCGCAACAAATAGTCATTTCGCCTTATAGCGAAGTCGCTAATGCCGCCGTTGGTTTTGAAGTAGTACAAGATGTGGTTACTGTGCTTGATGATGAAGCACTGTATGACAACCAAGGTGCTCGCCCGAACCTTTCGTCTCCTGGTGCTGATAGATTTAGAATTCGATTGTTACTCGCAACTAGAGATGCAGTTGCTGATAATCTAGACTTCTTGCCTTTCGCTACCGTTAGAGAAACTAAAATTGTACAGATCAAAGAAGGTACGGATAGTTTCAATCAAGTCGAAAAGCGTCTGGCAGAGCGCCAAGAAGAAACAACTGGTAAGTTTGTTGTCCATCCTTTCAACCTTGAGATTCAAGAAAGGGACTCTAATCAGGTAGTGAATAAGATTCGATACCACATGCCAGTTGGCGAATTTGGTAATAACCCAATAGCATACTTAGATGGTTATCGCTTAGAACAGCAACTCGAGAAAAACCTCGATGTACTGAAACCAGTTTCGGTCACTACTGATTCTGATAAGAAGACTGTCACGCCATATAAGAACTACGTTGGTGCTTTGAGCGATGGCGCCACAAGAGCAGTTGATAGTTCTCCTTCTTATTTGGGTAATTGGGCAACAACTAGTGGTATACCCAACTTAAACACTCAACAACGGTATTCGCTTCTTAACAGTAGTGACGCCGTAATTGGATATGCCAGAATAAAATCTTTGCGTAACACTGGTCAAATAAACACCAGTGATAGTGTTGAAGCAGCAGATGTACATTACAGAATTCACTTGTACGACATTAATATGAATGCAGGTCAAAACTTTAGAGACGCTGCGAAAATGACTGTAAAGGGCGGTAATGCTAGTGACGCGATTTTATTGTATCGTAATGGGGACAACCCTAATAACACATATATTGAAGCACCAGAAGATAACATCTCATTGTACGAGATATCAGATTTCCGAGTTAAACAGGTTAGTAATGTTCAGTACACTGTGCTGCGTCATTCATCTGCTATTACATCCGATACTGCTGGTGACGAACTCGCTATTCCTTCTTTGAATCCTTTTGAATCTTACATTGACGAAGGGCAGTGGACTTTAATCAATCTTACTCAGAATAAAACCTTTACGGTGCCTGTTGCAGATATAAACCCAGTATCAAATCCTGGCAAGATTCAAGACCTGCTTGCTCTAGGTGGCAACCTCGGAGATGTATACTCTCTTTTCTACTATGTTCAGAAAGGCACTCCTGCTAGTCCGGTTTCAGCGAAAACAAAAACGTATCGAGAAGATTGGTTCACTTTCGAAAAAACCGGAAGCGTTTTCCGCGTCACTTTCAAAGGGGCAGGCGAAGCACCAGTTGGTGGCGCACCTCTTTATGACGGTGTTGAACTCCTAGAGGCATATGAAAACGATTCTAATGGTACTGAACTGACTCATCAAGTTGAGTTTGACGGTGGTCAAAGAGACAACTATTATGGACCAATAGAGTTACGTCCATCTGGATCCGGATCGGGCGTTACTAATATCCGAGCAAAAATCGCATATTTTGAGTGGAGCGGTGCTGGAGATTATTTCTCTCCAAACTCCTACAACTTGCTAGATTCTACTTGGTTTGATTACGGAGACATCCCAACGTACCAATCTAGGATAGACGGTAGGTTGTACCCATTACACAACTATTTCGACTTCCGTCCTAAACTTGATCCAACAGCAGATAATATGGGCGCTGCAAACTACATCGAACACCCTAGAGACGGTGACGAAATAATCCATGGTGTTGAATACTATAACCAGCGTATTGATCAAATTACGCTTGCGTATACGAAGGATACATTTAAACCTATCATTTATGTAAACAGCGGCATAGAGGGATTACAACCAACCTTCCCTAGTCAGAAAGAAAATCAGATGCCTCTGTTTAGTGTTTTGTTGGGCGGTAACACTAAAGACATTGGCGATGTTATGATCAATGCTAATCGTTATCCTCGTTATACGATGTCAGATATCGACGATTTGCGTGACAGAGTTTCTAATCTAGAAGAAACAGTTTCGCTTTCCTTTATTGAGAATGAAGCACAGAATCTTGTAGAGTTGGGTGCTGATGGATCGCTTCGATCTAAGACTGGTTTCTTTGTAGATGACTTCACTAAGGGTCTCGCACTTACTGCATCTACTACTGGACCAAATTATCTTGACGATCCTAACTGGATCACCCAAGCACTAGATGTCGATGAATCTTTAATATATCCAAAAATAGATAAGAGATACAATGACTTCTTATACGATTCTGACGATACTGTAATAACAAGTTTTAATTCAGCATACAGCAGAACTGTAGCGACCAACTCTCCTACTGCTATGGCAACTCCAGGAGACTCTAGTGTGGTTCAACGCGGCGATATGTTGATGTTGAAGTATACAACAGTTTTAGATCCAACCCTAACTCAAGAAATGATTTCTTGGAGAACACCATACGATTATGAAGAACGTGGTTACTACAATGTAAACCCATTCAACGTGTTCCAAGGTGAAGGATATCTCAGACTTAATCCAACTGGTGATTTTTGGGTAGATCAAACTCGTTTACCAGATCGACATGTTTCTGGCGGTACTATACATGTTAAGATTAACGATCTTTCAAATTATGTACCTAAAACTACAACTGCTACTACCACTTACACTAGAATGGCACGAGGCAGACTTACTGGTGCCACTAGGAGAACAACAATAGCTGGAAGATGGCGTCGTAGAGAACGCGAAAGAGAGTTAGTAAGACAAACTGTTCAAACTACTGTGACCACTAGGGAACGCGTGAAAACACGTGTGGTCAGCGATTCTTATCGTACCATGCAGCGCGACAGAGTCGTAGCAGTAAACACTGTACCGTTTATTCGTCAAAGACGTGTCCTTGCGAAAGCAGAAGGTTTGCGACCTAATACTCGTTTCTGGTTGTACTTTGATAATGTTCGTATGGACCAATGGGTGCTTGATCTCAGCACTCAAGCAAACTATACTGCACTTGTTAATCAGAAGGCGCACAGGAAGCAGTACCCACCTTCACAGAGAAGGTATCAAAGGCATCCTAATGCGACTGGTGCATCTAACGAAAACGTGTTGATTTCAGATGATCAGGGCAGACTTTACTTTGATATGTTTATTCCAAACAATGCTAGAGTTCCTGTTCCTAAATCCGGAATATTCCCGCATGCAAAAGAACTTTCAACTTGGATCCAAAAAGTCAAGGAAGGTATAAAGAGACATGGCGCGGATAGTCCTCGCTGCTTTGACTATGCAGGTTGGAAGTTTAGATGCGGCGCCAAACCAGTAAAACTTTTAGACATTTCTGAAAACAACAATGATAATGCGTTATCAATGGCGAAAACAGTTTATGTTGCTACTGGTAGAAATATTGTACGCAGGAAAGATATTATCACGACTCGAGTGATTGTATCTGAGGATTATATTGATCGTACTCAAAGAACCACAACTCAGGTTGTTGACGAAACTGTTATTGGTACGACATGGGAGCGATATGACCCATTAGCACAAACCTTTATGGTGAGTGGACAGTCCAGTGTAGAAGGCGTGTTTATAACGAAGGTTGACGTATTCCTAAGATCAGCACCACCTTCAATTGCTCCTCAAATTCCACTACAGTTACAGATTCGTGGCACTCGAGACGGCACCCCGTTGCGTGATGCCATCAGCGAACAACATAGAGTTTATAAAACTGCTGCGGAGTGTCGCGCAGTTGTAGACAGTATTACGGACAAAGAGAACCTCACTGAAGTTCTTTCTAAACCTGTTACGTTTGAGTTCCCTGAACCAATCTATATTGCTGCTGGTGAGGAATACGCAATAGTGCTTCTTGCTGAATGTGATGATTATGAAGCATATATCGCAACGACCTACGATCTTATCCTTGGTAGAACTGATAAGAGAGTGAGTAAGCAACCAGCAACGGGATCGTTATTCCTTTCGCAAAACGGTTCAACTTGGACACCAAAGCAAAACCAAGACTTGGCGTATCGTATCTACACTGCTAAGTTTAAGGGGTCAGGAAATGCGAACTTCTATAGTCAACCTGCTGTAAGAGCAGCGCATAACTACAACACGAGTTTCTCAATTGACTCTACTTGTGTGAACCCACTGTATCCATCGGATCATATCTACTCCTCCGCTACTGATTCTACTTCATTAAGTCGGTTCTTCGTATATCACCCTGCTCATGGTCTTGGTGATGGAGACAGACCACGCATCGAAGGATTGGATCCTACTACTGAATACAGAGGTGTTACTGGCGCAGAAATAATGAACGTCGGCAACTATGTAGATTCTGCTAACGTACAAGGATATTATGTCAAGTTGTATAATACCGACTCCGTTGTCTCAGGATCGCCTAATCCGACATATGACCCTACCCTTGCATTCGATAGTGCTGGATCGTTTGGTGCAGATAGTGCGACTTCGGAAACTGCATTTAATATTGATAGAGCAGTGTTTGATATTCTTGATCTAAACTTTAATGGTACAAAGATTGACTACTCTTCCTCTTTCACTAGTGGATACTCTCACGCGGATGCAAGGTTCTTAGCAACTCGCGATCCTCGTTTTGCGATTGACACTAATGTAACACCAGGAACTGATGCTAACGGTATGTTGCCGTTTAGTCCAAGCGTGCCAATCTATATGAATGGTCCGAAATACCTTGCTAACTCGGATCAACAAGTCGTTGAAATGAGTGGAGTGCCTTCTATTATTGTTAATGCTGCGCTTGAAACCACACAATCTTCAAACTTTGGTGGAGACTTGGCACTGGCAGCAAAATCTAGTGGGTATGTTTCTGACTTATCTCCAATGATTGATATTCAACAAATTGGTGTTGAACTCACTAATCACATTATTGACAATCAACCAATTGACTCTGACAATAATCAGGACTCAATTGATTTTAGAGGATATCCTATCGTACAAAATGCTAATGCGCCATCAGGATATGTGTCAGAACTTGATCCTACTTTGGGTACTTCGCCTTCTAAGCATATTACCAAACCTGCTACTCTTTCTCAAGCAGCAAACGGTTTGCGTATTATCGTCAAGGCGCATAAACCAGTAGCAGCAAGCATTGACGTTTATTACAGAACTACGACAGGTGATGACGAAGATATCTACAACAGTAGTTGGATATATTTGCCGCCTCAAAACAATCCACCAGATGCTTTGTATATTGCGGACGGTGAGGTTGAACCTGAGTTTAGAGAGTACAAGTATCTCGCTGGCGGTATAGACGGAGACCTGCCTGACTTCAGACAATTCCAGATGAAGGTTGTCATGAGATCAACGAATACTTGTCAGGTTCCAATCATTAGAGACATAAAAGCAATTGCGTTGATATAATGGATGAGAGAGTTTTATTGAAAGTAGCAGGTTCCGCATATATGTACAAGGATGTACATAATGGGACTGTTATAAATACCAACGAAGAAGAAATACGTTTAGCAAGGGAAAGCAAACGGTTGAGGAAAGAGGAGCGTCTTAAGAAAGATGCAATGGAAAACGACATTGCCGAACTAAAAAAAGAATTCTCAGAACTCAAAGAACTAATAAAATCAATGGTAGAGAAATACTAAAATGAGCAACCCTCCAAGATTTCACGACAGCGATCATCCTCTGTTTCAATCGACAGATACTTTCCAGCAACTGATCCAAGATCTTAATCATTTTGGTAACATTGTTGACTCGGATATGAAGTATCTGGATTCTGCCATTGGTCCAGAAACAAATGGATTCAGACTCACCAAATTAAAAGGTCTTGAAGACTTTACCGCCAATACATTGGTGGATGCTCTCAACGAACTAGATAGCGACCTGCACGGGGGCAATGGCGGTAGTTTCGCAGCAGATAGAAATACTGCATATAAGACTGTAACTGGCGCGATCAATGAGATTGAGCGAGTTTTCGATGCTTCTGCTGGTGAGATCTTATATCCTACTGGAGACTCAACCGAAACACAAAACCGATTATTGATCAGCACAAATCAAAATGGTGGACAAAGGATTGATATAAAGTCAGGACAGAATATCATCCTTGACGCAGTGAATAATATTGTGATTGATGCTGGCGGTTCTAGCGTTTGTTTCGACGATGATAGCGTCACCCATATGGAACTTATAATGGGAGCGTCTACCTTAGAAATAGACGTTCCTGTAGGAAACTTACTGTTCGACGTCGCTGATGATATCATACTTGATGCTGCTGGTACAACTGTAGATATGCAGGTTGCGGGTGTATCAAGAGTTAAACACGACCTTGGTGCAAGTAACGTAGTGACTGTCAATGGAGATTACACGTTAGACGTTTCCGGAGATATTACCTTAGACGCTGGTGATGATGATGTAATCTTTAAAGACGGCACCACAGAAAGGTTTAGATTTAATTGCGACGCTGCTCCTAATATTACTTTAACTGGTTCTTCTGCTAGTTTAACGAACACAGCAGGTGCTTTCACAGTTAATGCATTCACTTCGTTTGTACTTAATACAAACAATGGCGCATCTACTTGGACTTTTAATACAGACACCATTACTCATACTGGCGATGCCATACTTGACGTCACAGGAGATATTACTTTATCAGCAGACGGTAATGATATTATCTTTAATAATGGTGCTGGCGGTGATACTGTTACTCACACCCTGACTGATGCTGGTGCGTACACCATTACGCAAAGTGGTACAGGAAACTACACTTTAGATATTGGCGGCGATATTATCCTCGATGCCGATGACGCGACAATATACATGAAAGACGGTGGGGCAGATCGCTTCACGTTTATTATGGGAGCAGATCAAGAAATTGACGTTCCAACAGGATCGCTTACAATTGATGTAGCAGATGATATTGTCTTAGATGCTGCCGGAACTAATATCTCATATAGAGTTGCAGGCACTAATCGTATTGTTTATACATTGGGTGCCACTAATACTGCTACTGTAACTGGCAATTATACAATTGATGCGTCAGGAGACATCGTACTTGACGCTGATGACGCAAACATTACATTCAAAGACGGTGGTGTTGATCGTATTGCCTACGCGCTGGGTGCAACAAACACAGTCACAGTTACAGGGAACTACACCCTAGATGGATCTGGTGATATCGTACTAGACACCAACACTGGATCATTAGATTTAAAGGACGCAGGAACAACTGCCATAGGTTTCAGTTTAGATCCTGCTGCTACTAATACGGTTGCTGTTACTGGCGGTTTAGATTTAACTTCAACTGCTGACGTTTTGATCGATGCTACTGGTGATATTACTCTTGACGCAGACGGTAATCAAATCAGATTTAAGAACGGTGCGGGTGGGGATGAAGTAACTCACAATCTTAATGATGACGGAACATATGAAATCGACGCACCTTCTGATTATACCATAGATGCTGCTGGCGATATTACACTTGATGCGGATGGTGGTGATGTATACCTGAAAGACGGTGGAACCACAAACTATCAATTTGCTACAAATGGTACGATATCACGTTCAGGTAATCTTATATTTGACATATCTGGTGATATTACACTGGATGCGGACGGAAACGACATCGTATTCAAAAATGGCGCAGGTGCTGATCAAGTAACGCACACTCTTGCAGACAATGCTGATTACTCAGTAACATATCCTAGTAATGTAACACATACGCAAAGTGCTGGTAGTTTGACGTTTGATATTCCTGGTGATATTACGCTAGATGCTGATGATGCAGATATCTTCTTCAAGGACGCTGGCACTACTCGTATTCAACATACCATGGGCGCAACTAATACCGTTGCGGTTACAGGAAACTACACCTTAGATGTTTCTGGTGATATTGCATTAGATGCTGATGGTGGTGACATTGACTTCAAAGATGCTGGTACAACTCGTTTCGCCTATGGATTGGGCGCCACTAATACTTTAGACATTACTGGTGGATTAACTCAAACTTCTGGTAATTACACTAATACGATAACAGGATCTAGAACTGTTAATGTTTCTAGCGGACATACTGATTCTGCTTCTTCTAGAACAATTAACACAACTAATTCTGTAGCAGTTACCGCAGGCACAACGGCAACTTACACTTCGGGCGGTGCTACAACTATCGCTTCAGGTGGCGTTACGAACATAGATGCAGAAGGTGATATTACTCTTGATGCCAATGGCGCAGATATTTTCTTCAAGGACAACGGAGTAACCAAGTTTACCTTTAACTTGAACGGCACTCCAGAAATAGATGTTGTAACTGGTTTAGTCCTTGACGTTGAAGGCGATATTACTCTTGACGCCAATGGCGCTGATGTTTTATTAAAGGACAATGCTGTACAATACGGTGCACTAACAAATACAGCAGGTAATCTGATTATCAAATCAGGCACCACTACCGCGATGACATTTTCTGGCGCGAATGTTACGGTTGCAGGTAGTATTACGATGCCTTCAAGTGGCGGTAGTTCGCCAATCACCACAGCAAAAACAGTACATGGAGCATTAGCGGATATTAATAGTAGAATACCAAATATATATGACAATAATGGAACATTATTGAATCCGTTGCCTTAATAGGATAGTATAGAATGTCAGCGTTTTCTACAATACCGCTAAAGATTCTAAACTCTAGTGGAGACCTAAAACAGTTAACCACAGCGGAGGAAGCACTCTTCGCGAACGAAGGTGGACTGGGTCTTGTTGGTGCATACGATTCTGTTGGTGCAAGATATGGCGGATCCCTAACTCTTACCAATACTGCTAATGACTCTGATATAGGTGTTTACAGAGACACCTTTTACACTTCTCCGATCGGTACTCACCCAGGAACTTCTATTAGTAGTGGATCTACTACCACTACGTTGCGCCAGATGACCGACGCTGTAACTCAAGTTCCTTTTAATGGAGCAGTTCCGAAACTTGTGGTTTGTGATTCAGACGGTGCTTTATATGAAATGGATTCTGCGAGTTATAACGCATTAGCATTAAGAGTTAACGATATAGCAGTATCCACGGAAGGTGTTGGTTCTTTTCGTTTAAGCGCAACACAACCTACATCTGAATATGTTAAATGGATTGATGCTGTCTTTACGGACACAAAAGTAAACGGTTCTACAAATTATCATATTTGGAGAAAAGAAACTGTAAACGTAGATCCGGAAGCATATTACCCTATCAAAAAAATTGGTGATCAAGATTACCAAGAAATGACTGCTTCCGAAGTTGGTGAAATCGGTAACGGTATGATCCAACAGGGATATTACCTTAATGGAGTAGGGGAATATCAACTTAGATCTGACTCTGACGGTGCACCCACTGCATCTGGAACTTGGGAAGCAAGAGGTACAGCACTTGATACTAAAAATACTGTACAGAACGTTCAGTATGCTACGGTGTTGTATACCAGTCCACAATATGCTAGGCAGTATACTGGTCAGTATCTAGGCACTTATACTAACCTAAGATATTCTACACTTTTTCAAAACTTTGTTGGCATTAGGCAGGTCAACTATGCTGGCGTTAGAAATTACACTAACCAATATGTTGGCATAAGGTCATTCACTAATACCTTTGTTGGTGTGCGCCCGCAAACTCAACAGTTCGTGGGACAACGAACCTTTGTGGGGTCAAGGTATTATGTTGGATCGAGAGCATGGTCTGGACAATTCACTGGAAACTTTAGTGGTGTAAGATACTACACTGGATCGTTTGCTTCAGATCGCACTTTTACTGGAGCAAGAGATTTTACAGGGTTAAGATATTTTAGTGGTACTAGAGATCTTCCGTACACCAACACATTTACTGGGCCAAGACCCCAACAATTCCTTGGATCTCGACAAGTTAATTATACAGGACCTCGACCATACACAGGAGTTAGGTATTTTACAGGTTTAAGATATTTTTCTGGTGTGAGAGAATTCATTGGTACCAGATTTTACACAGGGGAAAGATATTTCGCTACTCAATATGCTGGACAACGATCATTCGCGGGTGCGTACCAAGGCGGTGTCCCCATCGCTCCTATGCAGTGGGGCACTAACCCCATTGCATTTAGCGGTGTTGTTCCTGGACAGTTTTTACAAGAATCTTATACGGGCAGTAGACCTTTCGGAATTTGGTACACTGGGACTAGACAATTTCTCGCTAATGGAGCATCTTTCCCTGTAGGTAACCCAGTGGCAAACGTCGCTTGGGCAGGCACGCGTGGGAGCAATTACACTGGTATCCGTACTTATACAGGGTTTAGGTATTTTAGTGGGCAGAGGCAATATTCCAGCAATTTCACAGGAAACTATACAGGAATCAGAGGATTTGAGTCAAGTCCAGTATATTTCGCCGGACCCGCCCAGAACTTCACTGCGGTCAATCCTATCTTCCCACAGTTTAACTATTTGTCTTTTGGAGCATGGACAACCGATTATACACCCGAACCCTTCCTAGGTTGGGCAGCAATAACTTTTGTAGGAACCAGAAACTTTCCGTTTACTGGTGTTCGATATTGGGCAACTGCTCAGAACTTTGTCCGTCCTGTGGGCACGGGTCCAATAATTGACGCAAACACTGGTCACTTTATTATAGGACAAAGTTTTGTTGGTCAAAGGACATTTGCAGGGCCAAGAGCATACTCGGGCAATTATGCGGGTCAATTTGCAGGAGTCAGATATTATCTCAATAATACAGGATTCCTGCACCTCGGACAATCCAACAATCTACAGTTTGTAAGTGATAGAACCTTTACTGGTGTAAGAGCATTCTCTAATGACTTTGTTGGAGTAAGATCTTCGCCGCAAACCTTTGGTGGAAGTAGACCTTACTCGGGAAATTTCATTGGTCCTGCTACAATAACATTTGCAGGTACAAGGGCAGTACTATATACTGGATACTATAGTGGACAATACACTGGACAATATACTAGCACGTACACTTCTCAATACAGTGCTCAATATACTGGACAAACAGTTGTCGCTACACCAGGAACAATTAGAACATATACATTATATGTGAGAGTGTCAGCAACTTAATTATTTTTTATCATAGGAGATTATGATGGCAGAGCGAAAGTGGTTGGATAATGCTTTTTGGCATAATGATGAAAAAGAGATGGCGGAAGCAATCCTTAGCATCACAGATGAGAGTGGTCGAGAAATCACACAAGTTGTTACAGTTCGCAAGTTTGATGTGAACGGTAACGAAAATCCTGACTTTAAAGAACTCATGGAAGAAATTGGCGAAGAAAAGATCGACGCTAATACTGCTGAGCGCAGAGAAAGAAAGTCAAAAGAAAAAGAAGTTGAAGAGCAAAGAAGGAAAGCGGAACAACAAGCAAAAGACCTTGAAGTTTTGTTTGATGCAAAAATTAAAATTTTAGAAATAGATCAGATTAAAAACACCAGCAATAAAACTCTCAAGAGTAAACTTCGTCGCTCTAAAAATGTGGTTGAACTTAATTTGTATGCGCAACTAATTATGATGGAAGAACTTGGGTTGTCTGTTGCCAATGAAAGCGGAAAATAATGGTTTCTTAGTAGTTGCCTCAAAAGATTATCGGTACTATGCTTGGGGCGTGAATCTTTTAGAACAAATAAAAGATTACTATCCTGAAGCAAAAACATGCTTCGTTGTCGAAGAACGGTTTTGTGATGGTCGTGAAGAAGTAGCAGATCATGTAGTATATTGTGATGATCATTATCGTGCTAAACTTTGGGGTATGTCACAAAGTCCTTTCGATAAGACCTTCTATATTGATGCTGATATGGAATGTTTACACGAAGACATCGCTACTGTATTTGATGAGTTGGGCGACAACGACATGGTTTTTAATATACTAGAAGAAAAAAATCATGACATATTTGTAGAGTCGCATTGGCCAGGAGGAACATTTGTTCTTTGCGGCGCAGTTTGTCTTTATACAAAAGAAATGCTACCGTTCATGAAAGATTGGTTTGAACTATACGACAAGCAAATGAATGACGAATGGTGGCCGACAGACGAAAACGGTGACTGGGATCAAGAAACGCATCCCCGAAGACTAAAGCATTGGGATCAATTTACTCTATGGTGGTTAGTAAACAAAGAAGAAAAGTACAAAGACCTGAAGATTGGCGAATTTAAAGAAAACGATCGTTGGAACTATTGGTCGTTACAACACAGGAAGGAACCTATGCCAGATGATGTTATCTTGTATCATAGATCTTTTGTTGCTGATAAAGAAGTTTATCAGTCATAGCAAACGTATAAATAGAATAATAAATTTATCGGCATAGCAGATAGTCATGGCGAAACCTTACAAGTTACCAATTATTCAAAAAGATGCGTCTGGCAATTTGCAAAGGGCGACTTCTACTAATGAGAACTATCTCGCGTATCAGGCGGGATTGCGTTTTGCCTCAAGAGGGACTCTGGGTCCCACTGCTATTAAATCATCTATTACAATCGCGCATAGAGATTCTGCCATTGGTTCGTACACTGATACTTTCTACAATGAAGCAGTAGGAACACACCCAGGATCTTCGCTTTCTATTGGATCGACCACAACTACTCTCTATCAATTACAGGGTGATAGTGCTTCCGGAGCAGTAAAACTGGACGACCAGAGTACGGGATTGTTTCGTCGTCCTGTTTATGAATCGGATGGCAATATATTTGATATGGATTCTGATGCTATGGTTGGTATCGGACAATCGCTCATGTCAATTATACAGTCAAATGAGTATCCTGGATCGCAGAGACTTGCTGCCTCTGCTCCAAGCGGAGACTGGTCTGCCACTCTTTCTAATGTTTTTACTGATACAACTACAAATGGCAACGTAACTCAGTACAGTATTTGGCAGAGACAGACTATTACTGCTCCTGCGAAATGTAATGCGATGCACGTCAGGCGTTCAAATTATGGGACATATCCTTTAGCGTCATACGATGGCGGTTTAGAAGCGATGACTGATGCAGAGATGTCGCTTACCTTTGGACAAATAGCAGGAAAATATTTTAGGCATGGAGATGTAGGAACATATGAACTTCGCACTTCAGGACAAGGAGCGCCAACTGCTACAGGAACTTGGGAAGCACGTGGTACAGCAGTAGATACTCGTTTCACCACAAATAACGTGCAATATTCAGGGCAGTACACTGGTTATTCTCAGGTTCAATATGCTGGTGTTAGGAGTTACTCTACCAACTTCGCTGATCCTAACCTTGGATTCCTTGGCGTAAGGGGGTTTGGCGGATCTAGAAATTATACGTCGACATATAGTGTCGAAACCAACTTCGCTGATCCTAACCTTTCCTTTACTGGTGTTCGTGCTTTTGGTGGATCTAGAAATTATGCGGCAACGTATAGTGTCTCGCAAACTTTTTCTAATGCGAATGAATCTTTCGCAGGAACTCGTCCTGCTAATTATACAGGTCAAAGGATTAATAATTTCGTTGGTACTCGAGATGCTAACTTCTTAGGAGTTACCCCAGCGAACTATACTGGAGTCCGAGGTTTTGTTGGTGAAAGAAATTTTGCAGTTTCGATAGCATTTGGAGGAGTCACTCCTGCGAATTATGCTGGTGAAAGAAACTTCGCTATTTCTACAAACTTCCTTGGTACGACTCCTGCGAATTATGCGGGAACTAGAAACTTCCTTGGTACGACTCCTGCGAATTATACTGGAGTTAGAAACTTTGTTGGACCAAGAACTTTTACTGGACCTCGTACTTTTACTGGCAGTAGAAACTTTGCTGGCGTAAGAAACTTCCTTGGTACTCGTTCTGCAAATTTTGCGTCCAATGTCGCTCAAAACTTTTCTGCCAACTATAACTTTTCTTCTGGAAATGCGGCATATGCTAGACCAATAAACTGGAATGGTCCGATGCCAGGAAACTTTGCTGTCTTTGCCTATTTTTCAGGTCCTGGTAACTTCTCTCCTCCATTATACAACACATATTTTTATGTGGGTACTAGAGGATACGGTGGTTGGCGATCATATGGTGGTGTTAGGATTTGGCAATTTGGTGGTGTCAGAAACTATACTGGTGTTAGATACTTTGTTGGTCCAAGAACTTTTCTGGGATCTAGAACTGTAAACTATCTGGGTGTACGCCCCGCCAACTTTGGCGTATCTCAAAACTTCTTGGGGACTTATGGATTTGCTTCTAATGCCAACTTTGCCAGTAACGCAACCTTTGGTGTTTCGATAGCATTTGCGGGAGTCACTCCTGCGAATTATGCGGGAGAAAGAAACTTTCTAGGAGTTACCCCAGCGAACTATGGTGGCGTTAGAAACTTTTTGGGAACCAGAAACTTTCTAGGAGTTACCCCAGCGAACTATACTGGTAACAGGAATTTCTTGGGAGCAAGAACTTTTACTGTATCGCAAGCATTCGCAGGAGTCACGCCAGCAAACTATACGGGACCAAGACCAGCAACATTCTCATCACAGTTTTCCGCTGCTTTCGCGGGTTTTGTAGCAATAACTTTTGTAGGAACCAGAAACTATGCTGGTGTAAGAGGATTTGCTGGTTCAAGAAACTATGCTGCTCAATATAGCGTCAGCACTGCTTTTGTGGGAACCAGAAATTTCTTAGGTATTCGAGGATTTGGTGGATCTAGAAATTATGCATCAACTTACACTGTCGCGCAAACTTTCGTCGGCACTCGTAATTTTTCTGGTGTTAGATCATATTCAACTAATTTCGCAGGAAACTATACAAACCAATACACAGGTCAGTACACTGGAGAAACACTAACTAGTACTCCTGCAACCATTGAAACTTATACATTATACGTGCGAGTAGAGTAATACATTATGAATTTTCATGAGAAACCGATGAATACTGCGGTAATCCGCAATGCAGAATTTATTGAATTATTAGATGAATATGCTGACTTTGTCAAATCTATAGATTTAAATAGAGTGGCAAATTTACATCCGGATGAAGATGCCGACTGGTATTGTTCTCAGGAATACTGTAACCAAATAATGCATAGAGGTCGAGAACATTTTGGGTTTCCTGAAGCAGCGCGTGGATTTGAGGTAAGAGCTGATCAATTCCGCTACAAAGATCTTGATGGTCAGGTAGAGTTAGGTAAAATCGGCGAAGAACTAGTAAACGAAGTTTGTATGTTCTTGGGTGCGCATAGAAAAGCATTGTCTATGGTATATCCTCCTGGTGGTTTTATTGGTTGGCATAATAATGCTAATGCGGGTGGATATAATATTATCTTTACTTGGTCTGAAAAAGGCGACGGTCAATGGGAACACATAGACCCAATAACTAAAGAACATGTTGTCATCCCAGACGTTGAGGGGTGGCAATGTAAGTATGGGTATTACGGTACATATGACGAGCATGATAAAATTGTATACCATTCTGCTCGTACTAATTGTTTACGCAGCACAATTGCGTTTGTTTTTAACAGTGATGAAACAGGTAAAAGAATGGCAGAACACGTAGTTGAGGAAATTCAAACTGCCTAAATAGTAGTTGTACTGATAATAACAACTATAAGAAGGTTAAACCTTGGCATCATCAGCACAGTTTATCCCATACGTAGACGATACGTATCACGCTCCTGGATATGTAGGCGGCGAGCATAGACTCGTCGTTGAGTTGACAGCGCAAGACGCTACAGTAAGTGCTGCTGTTGAGATAACTAAAAAAGGTTCTGGTGCTGTTCAAGCGCAAGATGCCACCACCTCTGCTACCACAAAACGTACAGTTATTGCATTAGAAGCAGATCTACATGACGGTCCTTCTGTTGTTGTAGACGTTGCTGGTGACGGTGAACGTTCTGTTGTAACTGTTGTTGCAGCAGCGGAAGTAGATACTCCTTCTCAAGTTACAGGTGTTGCCGAAAGAATTATCAATGCTTCTGGTGCACTTTCTATTGGCGAATCTTCTGTATCTGGCGCAGGTGCCCGTACCTCTAACAATATTTTATCTTCTGTTCAGGCGCAATCCTCTACTGTAAGCGGTACTTCAAATGCTCAACGTAACGCATCCGGTGCTGTTCAAGCACAAGATGCAACTATAGTTGGAGTTGCCGAAAGAACTATAAATGCTTCAGGAACGCTTGCCGCTCAATCTTCTGTAGTAACAGGTATTGCTGAGCGAGAGATCGACGATCAGGGTGGTAATGCGTTACAGCAATCTTCTGTATCTATAGTATCTGGCGTCGCTGAAAGAGTTATCACTTCAAGCGGTTCTTTAGAATCTCAACCTATTGGTGGAGTTGTAGGTTCAGGTAATATTGGTTATAATACCAGTTCTGCCCTACAAACACAATCTTCTGTAGTAACTGGTGAAGCAGAAAATATTATAACAGGTACAGGAGTATTACAGCAATCTTCTGTGCCTGTGGTATCTGGAGTTGCAGAAAGGATCATTACTGGTTCAGCTGCTATACAAGCAGAAGGATTGACAGCATTTGGTGTTGCTAATCGTATTATTGTAGATGTGGACGCAACCCCACAAACACAAAGTTCTTCTGTAACAGGTTTAGCAGAAAATAGTATTGTATCTCAATCTGCTGCACTACAAACGCAGTCTTCAACAACCGTTGGGGTTGCTGAACGCATCATAGTACAAGAAGGTGCTGCACAGTTTAAACCAACTGACAACAATGTTGTCACTGGTCAAGGTGTAAGGAAAAAGAATGCCTCTGGCGCATTACAACAATCTTCTGCATCTATAGTAACTGGTGTAGCAGAAAGGATTATTACACCAGATGATGCAAACCTTACTGCCTCTGAAGTCGGTGTATCTGTCGTTACTGGTATTTCTGAACGTGAAGTCGTACAGACTGGCGATGGTAGTTTAGAAGCACAGTCATCAACAATCGTTGGTGTCGCTAAACGTATCATAGTACAAGAAGGCGCAGCAGCATTTAAACCAACTGACAATAATGTAGCAGTTGGTGTTGCTGAACGTGTTATTACTGGTTCTGGCGATCTACACGATGGACCAGTAGTTCTTACTGATGTTGCTGGTGATGCTGAGAGACAAGTCAACACCACTTTTGCTGCAATTGTCCACGACGATGATGCTGAAATTGTTGCCACAGCTAATGTGGGCAGAATTACTTCTGCGGCACTGAGCACAAATAGTTCTACCGTTGCTGCTGTAGTTGAAATAACCAGTAATCAATTGGGTGATGCTGAATTCCAACCTTCTGCTAATAATCTTGTCGTTGGTCTTGCTGAACGGGTAGTCACTGCTGGTAGCACTGTTTTACAAGTATCTGAAGTAATAACAGGTCCGGTCAGTGGCGTTGCTGAACGCGAAATAGTTACAGAGTCTGGTTCTATACAAGCACAACCTTCCGTAGTAACTGGTTTAGCAGAGAACAAGATAGTTTCACAATCCGCTGCACTACAAGCGCAGTCGTCAACAACAGTTTGTGCTGCTGAGCGCATTATTACGCAAGAAAGTGGCGGTGCTCTTAAACCTACTAATAATAACACAGTTACTGGACTGGGAGAAGTTAAGAAAACTGGTTCCGGACACCTCGGTGCTGTCGGTTGGGGTGTTGGTGGTAATGCTACTCGAATAGTAGTAGACACTGACGCAACTCCTGCTGCTCAATCTTCAACGATTGCTGGAGTTGCAGTAAGAACCTCTAATGCACTCGATGGTGATTTGACTGCTGCCGAGATCGGTGTTTCTGTAGTTGCTGGTAATGGCGAACGTTCAATTGTAACAGAAAGTGCCGCTGCGGTGGTGGACGACCAATCAGACGTAGTGGGCGTCGCTGAGAGAGAAATAACTGGTACTGGTACAGTTGGGCATAGGTTCACCCCAGAGACCGTTGTACATACTGTAACTAACAATGGTTCTGCTAGTTGGAAGATCGACGGTCAAACTAATCCAACATTAGAATTCCACAGAGGATCTACATACATATTCTCTGTAACTGCATCTGGACATCCTTTCTGGATTAAATCTTCTCCTGGCACTGGTACTGGTGGCGCATACAATGATGGCGTCACTAATAATGGAGATGATGTAGGAACGATTACGTTTGTAGTTCCGGATAATGCACCAAGCACCCTTTACTACAATTGTCAATACCATGGTAGTATGGGCGGTACGATTACTGTATTACCTGCACTTTCAAATCAACTTCAAAATTCAGTCGTCACTGGCGCTGCTGAACGTGAGTTGCTCGCTGGTAATGTTGCTATAGTTGCTGATGATTGTGTAATAACTTCAACAGTAGAAATTACATCAAATTCACAAGGTCAATTGTCTGCTCAAGATGCAGTGGTTGTTGGTCTATCTGAGCGCACCATAGTTGATGTTGATACTACTGTTGTTGATCAAGACGCGGTTGTTTCTGGTGCTGCTGAACGTGAGATAAGAACATCGGCAACGCTAGTACCAACTGCGAATAATATAGTTGCTGGTATTGCTGAACGCGAAATAAGATCAGCAGTAACTTTATCTGCGCAAAATGTAGTAGTATCGGGTGTCGCTGAAAGAATTATAACTGGAGTAGATACTAATCTAACCGCTGCTGAAGTTGGTATATCAGCGGTTGTGGGTAACGCAGAACGTAAGGTTGTTGTTGCCGAAGGTAATCTAACTGCTGCTGAGATTGGCGCATCTGGAGTCGCTGGTGTTGCTGAACGCGAGATTGAAACAAATAATATTACACAAGCACTTGCTGCTAGTGACGTAACAATTTCTGGTGTTGCCGAAAGGATTATTGATGCTGGTTCATTAACAATACGACCTACAGAATATAATGTTGTTTATGCTGTCGCAGAAAGAACTATTGTGGCATTGGATGCGAATCTAACTGCTTCCGAAGTTGGTCTATCTGTAGTAGTTGGCGATGCCGAGCGTGAGGTAATTACTGAACAATCGGCACTGATAGTTGACGATCCTTCTGACGTTGCTGGATCAGCAGAGAGGATTGTTACAGGCAGTGGAGAAAGAATCACTCATATGGTATCCCGAAGCGGGAACAGTGCATGGGTGATTGATGGTGTACAGAATCCAACATTAGAATTCCATAAGGGTTCCAAGTACATAATCAAAGTTAGTACACCAGGACATCCTTTCTGGATAAAGTCTGTACCAGGAACATCCTTCCCTATCGGTACTGGAACAGAAAATGCTTATAATGATGGTGTAACTAATAACGGAGAAGACAACGGAACAATAGTATTTGATGTTCCATTAAACGCACCGGACAATCTTTACTACAATTGTCAGTACCATCCGAATATGGCAGGTACTATAGATGTACAAAAGATTGTCTCACCTATTGCGCAACCTTCTGATGTCAGTGGAGTAGCAGAAAGAGAAATTAGATCAGCAGTAACATTAGAAGCACCTGCATCCACCGTCAACGCAACCACAAATGTTATTATTAAACCTCGTGGTATTTTAGAGTGTACTCCTTCTCTGGTAGAAGGTACTGCGAAGAGAACTGTAGTAGATGTTGTTCCTAATCCTGCTGCGCAAAGTTCTACGATAGCAGGTGTTGCTGAGCGTATTGTAGAACTAGAAGTAGAAGGCGCGATAGATGGTGACGTTAACACTGATCCTTCAACTGTTGCTGGTGTTGCTGAACGTATAATAAGACCAGTAGTAACTCTATCTTCAGAAGATTCACAAGTTTCTGGCGTTGCTGAAAGGAAGGTGGTTTCTGTTAGCACCGCTGTTGCTGCTCAAGATGTTACTGTAGTCTGCTCTGCTGAAAGAGTTATTGTATCTGTAGAAGCAGATTTGACTGCCTCTGAAGTTGGTGTGTCGATAGTCGCTGGTGTAGGTGAACGTGAGATCGATGACCAAGGCGGCGATGCACTTACTACGGTAGATTGCCTTGTAACGGGTGTTGCGGAAAGAATAATTAAAGTAGCAGATGGTGTTCCGGATAGTAATGGTGTTGCCATACCAAGGTCTGGTCCATCTACAGTCAATGCTGTTACGAAACGAACTGTATTTGTGATAGAAGCAGATCTAACTGCTGATGAAGTTGGCGTATCAAATGTTGTAGGAACTGGTGCTAGAAGAGAAGTATCTGCTGCAGTACCATTGGTGAGATCGTTCCGAATAACTAAACCGAAGCAAGTAACAATTGTTATTAGAACCAAACCATCTGCCATAGAAGCAGTATAAATAGAATAGAAAGAAGTAGTCGGGCATAACAAATGGCATTGTATGAAGATTTATATGTAGACCAAGGAGCAGATGCTAGATGGCGTTTGCGACTCCTTGATGCAGACGGAACTAACAGGAATTTGTCTCAGTCTATAATCAGAGGAAAGATCAACCGTAGTTATGGTGCAGATTCTTCTGAGAAAATTTCATTTGAAACTGCGATAGTTGCTCCTGCTACTGATGGGATTGTAGATATAATCCTTACTAACACACAAACTGATGCTCTAACGAGGAGAAGGTATGTGTATGATGTGGAGTTACAGTACACGGATTCGGCGACAGGTGATCCGTATGTAGAAAGAATTTTAGAAGGCAAGGTAATTGTATCTAAAAGTGTGACTAAATAATTTTTTGAATATTTGAGGATTATAAATAATGGGTATTAAGACTAAAACTGGTCTTGGAAAGTTGACGGGAACTGCCACTGTTATCCGAAAGGATGGCACTCGTGAAGAGGTGAAAGTGACCGCGAAAGTCTCGAAAGAGCAACTGGCAAAACTTGTCGCCGACGGCAAGAAGTCAGAAGAAAACCAAAAGTAATAACATCCTAAAAAGGAGATAAAAATGGCTGTTACTCACCCAACTGACGTTCGCAACGGTATTGCGGATTATGTTGTTGATCTGATTGACGCTGGCGGTGCTGGTTCTATTAAGTTTCAGAACGGTGGTCAGAACGATTCAGTAGTTGCTTCACTTACTTTTAGTGCTACTGCATTCGGTGGCGCTGCTAATGGTATTGCTACTGCTGCTGCAATCACAGACGACACTAACTGCAAAGCAGGTACTGTAACTAAGTTTACTGTATTCTCCGGTGGCGGCGACTCTTGCTTCACTGGTTCCGTAACTGCTACTGGTGGTGGCGGTGACATTATCTTGTCATCTACTGCTATCGGTGCTGGCGACACAATTAGTATTTCTTCACTTACTTACGAAGCACCAAATTAATCGTAAGTTTGTTGTCGTATGGGGGAATACGTTCCCCCACTACTTTGCCTAAGGATATGATGGTATGGCCGATCTCACTCTACGTTTAACAAAAGGTTCTGCTCTAACTCTACAAGAGTTGGACTCAAACTTTCAGGCATTAGATTCTGATGTTGCCAACCTTTCATCTTCTTTATCAAGTTCTTATGTAACTCTAGCGACCACTCAATCTATTAGTGGTGCTAAGACGTTCTCGAATACTTTAACTGCATCAAATGGTGCAGTATTTAATGGATTGACATATCCTACTACTGATGGTAATGTCAATCAGTTTATGACCACAAATGGTTCCGGCGTCCTTTCTTTTGCTACTGTAGAATCATACGATTCGGTAAAAGTCCAACAGCAGATTGATAGTGATTTTACTAATACTAAAACTACAGCGAATCTGTCTGAACTTACGAACTTATACTTCACTAATGCACGTGCAGATGATAGAATCGCTGCTGCTTCTATTTTCGATCTCAGTGATGTTACTTCAGGCACTGTGGTAACTAATTTAAATGCTGACAAAGTTGATGGATTCAACGGAATCGGAATTTACGATTCTGCTGGTACACTACTAAACGGATAACAACATGGCAGTAGTTTCATCTCGCGCTGACCTGATCGACTTTTGCCTTCGCCGACTGGGTGAACCAGTTATTGAAGTCAATGTCGACGAAGATCAAATCGAAGATAAGATCGATGATGCCATTCAGTTGTATCAGGAGTTTCATCACGACGCAACTATGCGCGTGTATTACGAACATCAGTTAACTGCTGATGACATTACAAACAAATATATTACTCTACCTACCAATATATTGTATGTAACTAAAATGTTTCCTGTTAGTTCTTCGGTCATTAACAGTTCTAATTTCTTTTCATTCAACTACCAATTTGCCATGAGCGACTTTCATCAACTTTCTGATGTTGGTTATGGTGGTCTGGCATACTATGATCAAGTTCGCCAGTATATGGAGTTGATTGATATGAAAGTCAATGGTCTCCCGTTAATTACTTTTGCACGTCGGCAAAATCGTTTATATATGCACAGCGATATAGAGGATGGCACATTGAGTGCTGGAAAATATATCGCACTTGAGGTTTATCAAACCGTTGATCCAACAGCGCATACCAGCGTATACAATGATATGTTTATTAAAGATTACACCACTGCCCTAATTAAAGAGCAGTGGGGGCAAAATATGTCAAAGTTTGAAGGTATGCAACTTCCTGGCGGCGTCACTATTAGTGGCGCACGCTATATCGAAGAGGGCAGAGAAGAACAAGAAAAGATTCGAGAAAGGATGCGTCTCGAACAGGAAGTGCCACCCGACTTCTTTGTGGGGTGACGCATGGCACTCTCTCAACATTTTCGACATAACGTAAGATCTGAACAAAGTCTCTACGAAAACTTAATCGTTGAATCCCTCAAGTTCTACGGGCAGAATGTTTATTATCTGCCCCGAGAAGTTGTGTCCAGAGATATGGTGTTTAATGATGAAACTTTATCTGAGTTTAAGTATGCATACCAAGTAGAAGTCTATGTTGAAAACGTAGAAGGGTATGATGGTGACGGGGATCTCTTCCAGAAGTTTGGTGTAGAGATTCGAGATGCCGCCACTATTGTCATGGCACGTCGTAGATTCAATCAAGAGATTCGACAATACCAAGAAAGACCAGGAGAAAAATATTATCGTCCAAGGGAAGGCGATTTAATTCACATCCCTTTGTCTAATTCTACTTTCGAGATCATGAAGGTAGAGGACGAGAATCCTTTCTATCAGTTAGGTCAACTCCCTGTGTTTAGAATGCGACTCGAATTGTTCGAGTACAGCACAGAAAGGTTCAGTACTGGTTCCAATGTTGGTGTCACTCAAATTGAAGAGTTTGCCGCATATCAGTGGCAACTTACTATGGATTCTGCTTCTAATGGATTTACCAGAGGCGAGCGAGTTACTCAGGCATTTGACGATTACGTTGTTACTGGTGAAGTGGTTGGTTGGAATGGTGACGACAACACTCTCTACCTTGGCAATGTGGGTAATACTTCAGGTGAATATAAAACTTTTACAACTACTCGCCAACTCTTCCATGGAGATAGTGTTAACGTAGCATCTTCTATAGCAACTCCAACAGTAATAAGAGAACTTCAACAAATTCAATCTAATGCTGCTGGTGGAGATATAAATCCAACTGGGCAAACTGATGGATGGACTTCAAATGTTACGGACTTTGATGTATCTGTGCTTGAGTTTGTAGACTTCAGTGAAGACAATCCGTTTGGAGATTTTAGTTAATGTTCGGCACTCATTTTTATCACGAACGGGTTAGGAAGTGCGTTGCAGTATTTGGTGCAATGTTTAACAACCTATACATTATTCGTCGTGACGGTAACAATGTTTATGCCCAGCAAAAAGTTCCTCTGGCATATGCTCCTGCTCGCAAGTTCTTAGAAAGAATAAACGAGATGAATAACGGTGAGGATAATGAAAGACAGTTAGCAATTAAACTTCCACGTATGTCTTTTGAAGTTTTGGCGATAGCATACGACCCTCAACGTCAACTACCAAAAACAAATTACTTTACTAAACAGCATATTGATGACAATACTTCTGGCGCAAAGTTCTACACTGGTACGCCATACATCATTACGTTTGAGTTGAATGTTTATGCTAAACAACACAATGATGCACTACAAGTTGTAGAACAAATTCTACCATACTTTGCTCCTCAGTACACAGCAACCTTTAAACCGATAGAAGATTACCCAGATATTAAGGAAGATGTTCCTGTAATTTTACAGTCGGTCGCCTTTACTGATAACTTTGAAGGTGCGATGGAAGATCGTAGAACTATTATCTACACTCTTACCTTTGATATGAAAATTAACTTCTATGGTCCAAAACCATCGCAAGGTCCTCTCATCACTCGCGTCGATGCAGACCTGTTCAATATGGACGTCAACTCGCTGGATTCGGATAGATATCTTGAGACCGTTAGAACTGAAACATCAGCAAGACCTGTTTCGCCTGACTCTGATTATACTATACAAAAAGATGTACTAGATAGTGATAGTCCAGTAAGTTTGCCGCATGCATATGAGTGATAAAGATAATGATTATGAATACGCCAGAGAGACTTTATACGATCTGATCGGTAAAGGTCGCGACGGTGTAGAAGAGATGATTGAGGTCGCAAAACAAAGCGAACACCCAAGAGCATATGAAGTTCTTGCTAAACTCATAAAAGATACCTCTGACGTTTCTCATCAACTTATGAATCTCCACAAACAAAAGAAGGAGATAGAAAAAGAAGATGCCACTGCGTTACCGAATAAGCAAGAAACCACAAATGTTTTTATCGGTTCGACTACCGACCTTCAACGCATGTTGAAGAAAGTGAACGAAAAGGATATAACTCCTCAACATGATGCCCTCACAGATTCAGGACACGACCAAGTCTAAACACGATACTCACTATCTTGGGAATCCTCACGTCAAGAAAGATGGCGTACAGGAGGATTGGACTCAAGAGAAAGTCGCTGAGTATGCTAAATGCATGGCAGACCCCACGCACTTTGCTAAAACTCACCTAAAAATTATCAACCTAAACGATGGTCTCGTGCCGTTTGAGTTGTATCCTTACCAAGAGGAAATGTTTACTCACTTCAACAGCAACCGTTTTACGGTTGTGCTCGCTTGTCGTCAGTCAGGCAAGTCTATATCTTCTGTGGCATACCTGCTTTGGTATGCTATATTTCATCCAGAGAAAACTGTAGCAGTGCTCGCTAACAAGGGTGCGACTGCTCGAGAGATGTTATCGCGTGTAACTCTTATGCTTGAGAATCTACCATTCTACTTGCAACCAGGATGCAAGGTACTGAACAAAGGTAGCATAGAGTTTAGTAACAACTCAAAGATATTCGCCGCTGCTACTTCAGGATCATCCATTCGTGGTCAATCTGTAAACTTGCTGTTCCTTGACGAGTTTGCGTTTGTTGAAAGGGCAGCAGAATTTTATACCTCAACCTATCCCGTAGTTTCGTCAGGTAAAGATACGAAAGTGATCATAACATCCACCGCCAACGGTATTGGTAATCCTTTCCATAAGATATGGGAAGGTGCCGTACAGGGTGTGAATGAATACAAACCGTTCCGTGTAGACTGGTGGGATGTTCCTGGTCGTGATGAAGCATGGAAAGAAGAAACGATCAGCAACACTTCAAAGATACAGTTTGATCAGGAGTTTGGTAATACCTTCTTCGGCACGGGTGATACATTGATCAATGCTGAAACTTTGTTAAACCTGAAGGCAAGTAGACCCAAGAGGATTCTTGAGGGTGGTGATCTACTTGTTTACGATGAACCTCGCAAGGGGTCACAATACGTCATGTGTGTTGACGTAAGTAAAGGGAGAGGACAGGATTATAGTACGTTTAACGTCATCGACATTAGCAGTAGACCTTTCAAACAGGTAGCAGTGTATCGCAACAATCTTATTTCTCCACTACTCTTCCCAGATATTATTTATAAATGGGCGACTTCTTACAATCAAGCATATGTCGTTATCGAATCTAATGACGCAGGTCAATTGGTTTGTTCGGGGTTATACCACGAACGAGAATATGAAAACGTGCACATGTCCTCTACAGTAAAATCTAGTGGTATCGGCGTAGAGATGACTCGCCGAACTAAACGTCTTGGTTGTTCGGGGTTTAAAGATTTGCTAGAAGAACGTAAACTAGAAGTCGTTGATGAAAATACGATATTAGAAATTAGTACGTTTGAAGCAAAGGGTAATTCTTATGAAGCGAAAGATGGTAACCACGATGACTTGGTAATGAACTTGGTGATGCTTGGTTTCTTGGTACAAACCACTTTCTTTGCTGAAATGACAGACATTAATATCAAGAAGATGATGTTTGAACAACGTATGCAAGAGATTGAAGAGGATGTGCCTCCGTTTGGATTTAAACAAGAAGCGGAACCTGTTATAACATACGAACAAAAATTAGACCCTTGGTCTACAATAGAACTAGAGGATTATACCTAAATATCCCTTCTTATAAATAAATGCATTGAGCACTTATGTGCCGACCTTATAATGTATAACACTTATAATTTCTTTTTGCAAAGAGGAAACTAAAATGGCACTAACAGCTCCAAGTTTGTCTCCTGCTATTGTAGTTCGCGAATTCGACTTGACCCCTGTGGTCCCAAATGTCGATACTTCGCTTGCTGGATATGTAGGAGGATTCCGTTGGGGTCCTGTAGAAGTACCAACTATTATCTCCAACGAGAATGAACTCGCTGAAGAATTTGGTACGCCAGATGCACAGCACTCAGTAGATTACTTCTCCTGTGCTCAGTATCTGCGCTACTCAGGCAACCTCCAAGTATGTCGCTCTATCCCATCACCAGGAAATGGTGTCGATAGTGCGCTTAATGCATCTATGTCAGGCGCAAAAACCCTGATTAAAAACGAAGATCACTGGGAACGGCAAACTCTTTCTCAGACATTCTACGCCAAATATCCTGGCGAACTCGGCAACTCATTGGCAGTATCTGTATTTGGTGTTCTGTCTGGTGATTCAGACAACAGCAACTCTGCTACTACTACTCTATTCAACAGCTGGACATACGAAGGTAAGTTTGACGATGTCCCAGGAACATCTGAGTGGGCGCAAGAGTATCCAGGAACTGTTAAGAACGATGAGATCCATGTCGCGGTAATCGACCAAGACGGTTTCATCACTGGTACTGCTGGTGAAGTCCTTGAGACTTTCCCGTATGTATCTGTAGCAGAAGGTGCTAAGACTGTTGACGGTGGCGACAACTATGTCAAGACTGTAATCAACCAAGGTTCTAAGTACATCTGGTTTGGCGAGTGGGATTCTGCGACAAGTATTGCTGGTCCTAACTGGGGATCCGCTCCAACTTCTGGCGGTTCCATCAACTATGCTGACCAAGTATTATCATTCTCTAATGACTCTGCAACTAAGAGTTTGAGTGGTGGTGCTGATGGTCAAGTCCTCGACGAGGGCGATATTGCTACTGGTTTTGATGAGTTTGAAGACGTTGAGCAAATCGACGTGTCCATCCTTATCGCACCAGGAATGGCAAACAAAACGAAACAAGTAACTGTAGTAAACGATCTCGCTGGCATCGCTGGCGTAACTCGTAAAGACTGCGTTGTTGTAACTTCACCAGACCGAGCAGCGGTTGTTAACAACATCGATCCTGTAAATGATACCTTGGATACTACTAATGACTTCACGGCATCTTCTTACCTGATCGTAGATAACAACTACTTGCGTGTCTATGACAAGTACAACGACAACTACATCTACATCCCTGCTGCTTCCACCACTGCTGGTTTGCTTGCTGCCACGGACGCCAACTATGGTCCATGGTGGTCACCTGCTGGTGAGCGTCGCGGTGAATATGTTGGTGTAACCAACCTTGCTTACTCCCCTTCTAAAGCGGAGCGAGATGAACTGTACAAGAAGGGTGTAAACCCAATCGTTCAGTTCCCAGGACGAGGCATCTTGCTGTTTGGTGATAAGACCAAACTTGCTCGACCATCCGCATTTGATCGTATCAATGTTCGAAGGTTATTCCTTGCTCTTGAGAAAGCGGTCTCTGTCGCTTCACGAAACTTCCTGTTCGAATTCAACGACGAGTTTACTCGTGCTGAATTTGTTGCTATCGTCAACCCACTCTTACGAGAGATCAAGGCGCGACGTGGTATTCAGGACTTCTTCGTACAGTGTGACGAGAGAAACAACACCCCTGAAGTTATCGACCGCAATGAATTCATTGCGACTCTCTTCATCAAACCAGCACGTAGCATCAACTTCATTACGTTGAACTTTGTCGCTACTCGTACTGGTGCGAACTTTGAAGAGATCGTTAGCTCTGGCATTCAATTCTAACCCGAAACTACAATAAGGAGATTCTAAAATGGCAGTTCTTAATGTAGACGATTTTCGTGGTAAGTTCGCCAAAGGTGGTGCTCGTGCTAATATGTTCGAGGTCAAGGTCAACTTCCCAGGATATGCTGGTGGAGACAATGAACTTGCTTCCTTTATGGTTCGTTCCGCACAGTTGCCAGCGAGCACTGTCGGTCTGGTAGAAGTACCATTCCGAGGACGTATCATCAAGTTAGCAGGTGACCGATCTTTCGAACCATGGACGATCACTGTTTATAACGACGTAGACCACGAACTCCGTGGTGCATTCGAGCGTTGGTCTAGTGGTATGAACACCCACGAAGGCAACGAAGGTCAACAAGCGAATGACACTTCATCTTATGTTGCAGAAATGGAAGTAACCCAGTTGGATCAATTGGGCAACCCAAGTTCTCAAGGAAAGTACACTTTGGTGAATGCTTTCCCAACGAACGTTTCTGCTGTCGATCTTGACTTTGCTCAGGTCGGTGAGATTGAAACATTCACTGTTACTCTCGAGTACGACTACTGGACTAATGCCGCGATCCTAGGATAATTAATCGCGACTAAGTAAAGTAAAGCAGGGGGAGTTCGCTCCCCCTTTTTTCCCACAACTGAGATTTCAAATATGGCAGAAGGCGACGGAATTAAATTATTTGGTTTTGAGATCAAGCGAGCAAAGAAAGATCAGGACGCTGTAACACCGGCTCCTGCTGCTTCAGTTGTGCCGCCAACTGACGATGATGGTGCAGGTTATGTAACTGCTCCTTCATATGCATACGGCACTCACATGAATATCTATGCCGATCTTCAAGTAAAAGATCAGGCAGACCTAATTCGCAAATATCGTCAAGCAGCAACTCACCCTGAAGTTGATATGGCGGTAGAAGAAATCGTTAACGAAGCAATCGTAATACCTGATGATGAAAACGTAGTAGAAGTCAACCTTGATCGGGTTGAGGTTTCCGCAGGTATTAAGAAAAAGATTTCAGAAGAATTTCAAAATGTCTTGAACATGCTCACGTTTAATGAGCGTGCTCATGATATTTTCCGTAGTTGGTACATTGACGGTAGACTGTACCATCACTTGATTGTTGACAACGCAAACCTAAAGTTGGGCATCAAAGAGATTAGATACATCGACTCTATGAAGATGCGTAAGGTGCGTAACGTCAAGAAGAAAGAAGATAAATCAACAGGTGTAAAAGTTGTAAACAAGGTTGAAGAGTTTTATTTGTTTTCTGATAAAAACTTTGAGACTAAGAAAGGTGTTCCTGCTGGCGTAGACCCAACAGCGAACCAAGCAGTCAAACTCAGCGTTGACTCAATAAGTTATGTAACATCAGGTGTATTAGACGACACGAAGGCGAAGGTAGTTTCTCATCTTCACAAAGCACTGCGACCTATCAATCAGTTGCGTATGATGGAGGACTCCCTGATTATCTATCGACTGGCGCGTGCACCTGAGCGAAGAATCTTTTATGTTGACACTGGTAACTTGCCAAAGGGTAAGGCAGAAGAATACGTCAACTCCTTGATGACTCGTTATAGAAATAAACTTGTATATGATCAGGCGACTGGCGAACTGAAAGATTCTCGTAAGCATATGTCTATGCTTGACGACTTCTGGTTGCCGCGCCGAGAAGGTGGTCGTGGTACTGAGGTGACTACACTTCCTGGTGGTTCAAACCTTGGCGAGATTGATGACATCAAATATTTCCAACGCAAGGTATACCAAGCACTGAACGTACCAGTATCGCGATTGGAGCAGGAGCAAGCATACTCCCTCGGTCGTGCTACTGAAATCAACCGTGAAGAAATTAAATTCCAGAAATTTGTAACTCGACTTCGCTCAAGGTTCAGTAAGTTGTTTATTGGTATCCTCCGACAACAACTTGTGTTAAAAGGTATTATTACCGACAGCGATTGGATGGAGTTATTCCACAATCGTATTCGAGTAGATTTCTATAAAGACAACCACTATACAGAACTCAAGGATGCTGAAGTATTCCGTGAGCGACTGGGTCTGATGGATCAAGCATCACAATATGTTGGTGAGTATCTATCTAAAGAGTGGGTAATGAAAAATGTTTTCCATTTTACCGATGAAGAAATGGAAGACATGGAAAAACAAATAGGTTCTGAACCAGTACCAACTAATATAGGAGATGATGATGGAAACGAAACCTGAAGTTGAAATGAGTGATGTTGCTAATGAGACTCAAGAACCAGTAACAGTATCCGTAGAAGATTTGGTAAACTCTATTGAGAAGGGCGATGCCTTTACCTCTAGTCAAATTTTTAAGGACATTGTACAATCTCGTATCGACGATGCTCTAGAGCAAGAACAGATTCGTATAGCGAATTCAGTTTATAACGGAGCAGAGGAAGAAGAACCTTCAGAAGAAGAAACTGAAGCAGAACTAGAATCTGAAGTAGAAGCGGAAGATGAGGGCGAACCAGAGGTTGCTGAGGTTGAAGAACCTGAGTCAACGGAAGAACCTTCTCCGGAAGAACCAGTTGCTGAGATCCCTGCTGAGGAAGAGCATGAGGAACCAGAGGACCCACTTGGTATCTATGCTGACGAGATTGAAGATATTTTATCTGACGAGGAGTCTGAGGACGAATCAGAGGAAGAAAAAGTATAAATAAATGTTATGATCACGTTCTCCGAACTAAGGCAACGCAAAGCGAAGGGCGAAGTAGTCTGGTCCAAGAAGTATCGCAGAATTAAAACTGAGATACAAAAGACTGCCAAAGGTTTCGTTGCCTACATAGACGGGGATATGTTAGATACGTTCCGTAGTCAAAGGGACGCACAAAAATCAATAGAAACTGCGATCAAGGAACTAACATGAAACTAATTGCTGAATATAATGACAACACACTACAGTGTCTTGTCGAAGAAAAGAAAGACGGCAAGAAGTCATATGTTATCGAAGGTGTGTTTGCTCAGGCAGAGCAGAAGAACCGTAATGGTAGGGTGTACCCTAGACCAATTATGGAGTCTGCCGTCGAGAAGTATGTATCCGAGCAGGTCGCAAAAGATAGAGCAGTTGGCGAATTGAACCATCCCGATGGTCCGACCGTCAACCTCGACAAAGTTTCGCATAAGATCACTGACCTTCACTTCGAAGGCAATGATGTTATCGGAAAGGCATCAATACTTGATACTCCAATGGGTAAGATTGTACAAGGTCTTCTCGAAGGTGGTGTTAATCTTGGTGTCTCAACTCGTGGAATGGGTAGTCTTGAGCAGCGCAATGGCGCAATGTATGTTAAGGACGATTTTGTTTTAAGCACGGTTGACATCGTGCAAGATCCATCTGCTCCTGGAGCATTTGTTAATGGGATTATGGAAGGTGTTGAATGGGTCTGGAACAATGGCGTACTTACTGCTCAAGAGATATGTGAGGAACAAGAGACTGAAATCGAAGCTCATGTCGATGCGCTTCCGCCAATTAGTGGCGTGGATCAAATCGTTGAGTACAAAAATTTCCTCTCATCCTTAAAAAGATCTTTTTAATAAGGAGAACACAATGGAAGATCAAAACATTGAACTCCGCGATGAGCAGGAAGTTGCGGAAGCAAAAGGGCATGACATGAAAAACGCTGAAGCACAGTCAATTGCCGCTACCGATAAGGCAGCGAACGCAACGACTAAAGCACCTGCTCGTACGGGTGACAAGAGCAACAGCGAACCAATGCCAAAGACCAAAGCAGGTATGATTAGTGCTATGACTGACAAAATGTTGAAAATGTCTAAATCAGAGATGAATAAACTTTATGCCAGTTACAGTGAATCAGTAGATATGGAAGAAAATGACGAACTCGTGGAAACACAAGTTGATACTCACTCTGAAGAACTCGAAGCACTAGTCGAGTCTGAAGCCACTCTCAGCGATGAGTTTAAGGCAAAAACTGCTGTAATCTTTGAAGCAGCATTGAAATCTAAGCTCTCTGAAGAAGTAGAGCGAATCGAAGCATCCTACGAAGAAAAACTCGCTGAAGAAACTGCTGCGCAGAAAGGTGAGTTGGTCGAGAAGGTTGATTCCTACCTGAACTACGTGGTTGAGCAGTGGATGGAAGAGAACAAAGTTGCCATCCAAACTGGTCTGCGTGCTGAGATTGCTGAGAACTTCATGGAAGGGTTGAAGAACCTTTTCACTGAGTCTTACATCGACGTACCAGAATCCAAGATTGACCTCGTTGACGATTTAGCAGATCAAGTTGAAGAACTCGAAGAAGCTCTCAACAAGACTACTGCTAATGCGATTTCTCTGAGCGAAGAAGTTGAAGGTCTGAAGCGTGCAGCAATTGTTGCCGAAGCAGCATCTGAACTCGCTGACACTCAGAAAGAGAAGTTCTACTCTCTGGTAGAAGGTGTTGACTTTGATGACGCCGAGCAGTTTGCGTCCAAAGTTGCTACTATCAAAGAGTCATTCTTTGCGAATACGACAGTAGAAACTGAAGAAGAAATAACTGAAGAAACTGACGGTGACGTTGACACTGAAGAAGTTTCTCCTTTTATGGAACAGTACCTGTCTGCCATGCGCAAAATTAACAAGTAATCCATTACCCCATAAGGAGAATTAAGAAATGGATCTGAACTACGAATCTCTGGTGCAAAAGTGGGCACCAGTCCTGAACGAAGAGTCTAGCGGCGAGATCAAAGACGCTTACCGACGTAAGGTCACTGCTGCTATCCTCGAAAACCAAGAGCAAGCATTTGCTCAAGAAGCAGGTGCTTCTTCTTTCTTGCAAGAAGCCGCTGCTGCTAACAATACTTCAAGCGCTGCCAACTGGAACCCAGTATTGATCTCACTCGTACGTCGTTCTATGCCTAACCTGATGGCATACGACATCTGTGGTGTTCAACCAATGTCTGGTCCTACTGGTTTGATCTTCGCCATGAAGTCTCGCTACAAGTCTACTCAGTCTGGCGCCACTTCTGGTGACGAAGCACTGTTTAACGAAGCAGTTGTACCATACTCTGGTGACTCTTCTACGACTCACACTGCTGGTCCTTCTGGTCTTGACGGATTGACTGACTCAAACGGCGACTCCTCTATCGACAACGACCGTACTGGTCCTTCTATCGGTGGCGGTATGCCAACTGCTGACGCGGAAGCGTTGGGCACTGGCGGCGTTTCTGACTTCCAAGAGATGGGTTTCACCATCGAGAAAGCAACCGTAACTGCAAAGTCACGTGCGCTGAAGGCAGAGTACACCATCGAACTGGCACAAGACCTGAAAGCAATCCACGGTCTTGACGCTGAAGCGGAACTCGCTAACATTCTTTCAGTAGAAATTCTTGCTGAAATCAACCGCGAAGTTATCCGTACTATCAACAGCCAAGCGAAGACTGGTGCATTGACTGCTAACACTGCTACCAACGGTATCTTCGACCTGTCTACGGACGCTGATGGTCGTTGGTCTGTTGAGAAGTTCAAGGGTCTGCTTGTCCAACTGGATCGCGAAGCAAACACTATCGCTAAAGAAACTCGTCGCGGTAAGGGTAACGTAGCAATCGTATCTTCTGATGTTGCTACTGCTCTCGCTGCTTCTGGTATGCTTGACTACGCTCCTGCTCTGAGCACTTCTCTGGAAGTTGACGACACTGGTAACACTTTTGCTGGTGTACTGAACGGACGTATGCGCATCTACATCGATCCATATGCGGTTGCTGACTATGTAACTGTTGGTTACAAGGGCACTAACCCATATGACGCAGGTGTATTCTACTGCCCATATGTACCACTCCAGATGGTTCGCGCTGTCGGCGAGAATGACTTCCAGC